ACTCCTCTGCTTTCCGCCAAGATTGTTCGGGTATAGTGTAATGGTAACACTACAGACTTTGACTCTGTCATTCTAGGTTCGAGCCCTAGTACCCGTGCCAAATTGAATAGCTCTGTAGTTAAATGGAATAACAGTCGGCTGATAACCGGCAGTCCTGGGATCGTTACCCGGTGGAGCTACCAGAAACGTCTGCTGAATTTTAATAAGTTTTCTTTACCAGAAATGACTTTGCCCAATGGATAGCTACCATGTGTATCATTGGGAGATTGTCCGAGCCAGGCAGCAAATAAAGGACTGTCAAATAGGTTGTCCCTACCTTGGTCAAGATCAATTGCGATACCGCCACTGATTGTAGGCGGTGGACGTATGTCAAATTGTGCAGGGTCATCATGATCTGCAAATGCAGTTATAAAGTCTTTTCCCAGTAGATCTTTTTTGATCCACACATCATACCCCGACAATCTGAGATGCTGTTGCATTTCGTCAGGGATTGCAACAGCTGATCCATCTAGAAAAACGTCAACATCTTGGTATTTAGATGACTCAAAAACAAACTCTACTGTTTGTACTTGTCGCAAGAATTCTTGTTTGTGTGGTGTTATTACATATTCTTCAAGGTAATGAATGCTTTGATTTAACACATTGATGTTGTACATGAATTCATCGTTGGTATAGGGTACAGGGTTAAATTCTTCCTGCCCGTTGTGATGCCATCGATTTCCAAATTCTGTAGCTACTACTGCATATCTGTGTAATCGATTGAGCAATTGTTGTGTGCTCAAATCCAATCTACTCAATTGATCTTTGGTTACAATTTCCGGTAACGGGCATAGGTAACTGCTGGAGTTAATTGTTTTGATCACGTTCAAAATGCGATCAATTAGTGTGTCAACAGTTTCGTGGCTGCAGGGCTGATAATTGGGCCAGGGCACGTGTCTAGGTGTTAGGCTGTAACAATCAACCATTTGATCATAATGAGTTTTCCAGAAGTGAACAAACTCAGTGTCAAGTAGTTCGACCAGGACCTGACCGTGCTTGGTCGAAAGTTGTATTTGATTGGTCATGCCTATACTTATAGGGGCGGCCCCGGTAGTGTTGTGAAAATACAACAAAAATTCACTTGACCGGTAAACGTATTTTTGCTACAATAGAAACAAGTTAAGAAATTAACTGATGTTGCAAAAACCCTAGAAGTTGTAGGGACTTTGCAAAACAGATTGACTGGTATTGCACATCGTGTTATACTAGAGACTAGTTAGAAATTAACTAGATGTTCTTTAAAAAGTCGAGTTTTCTTGTAGTAACCCGCAAGGGTTGCTATATTAAAATGTATTAAAGGTTACCTACACCGTTAGGAACTTTGTGCGAGGACAGTGGGGCCGCCCACGCTCAATAGTCAGAGTTCATGAAGCCGAGCAGTAATGCTCAGAAAAGCGGCGGAGCATGTAGGCAGTAATGACCGTGCAGGCCTATACGAGACGGTCGTATAGGTAGACATAGATGCACAATGGTTCCTTTAGTATTTTTTAATATAGTTGGTCTTAAAGTGTTCATGGACGCACGACGGCTTGTCACGCCGTAAGAGTGGGGATCGTTACCCCCTAAGACCGCCAAGTTTTGAGAGTGTCAGCAAGTGAAGTCACGTTATGCAGTATTCTTCGAAGGTACTGAGTAATAGAAGGCAAGCGGGTTCGACTCCCGGCTGATCGGAAGATCGGTGTAGCATGGTTACCACGCTGGATGAATCCCAAGTGACGTACCGAACCCCGTCCGGACTTGTTAAATCGGGTGAATGGTGCCTATAACAGGGTGGCACTACTCTCAAATTCATTTTTGAAACTGCATCGCCTGGATACTTCCCTCATTGAGGCACTAGGTCCTGCAACAGCAGTTTCTCTTTTTAACACGGCCCTGTTTGGTTGCTTGACTGGACTACTTCAGGGTTTTTCTTTACGCTGGGTTCGTCTATCGGTTAGGACACAAGCCTTTCACGTTTGTAAGACGGGTTCGATTCCCGTACCCAGTACCACTTTGGAGATGCGGCTACGATGGTGGAGTGGCCCCGGACTGTAAATCCGGTACTTAAGAAACGCAATAGGTTCGAATCCTATCATCTCCACCAGAACGTTCCGGGTGTCTCCGGATAGTGTGACCCACACGATGAGAAGTACTGTGACAAGTACGGGTGGTAGTCTTCGAACCCAAAGGCCGCTAGCAATGCGATAACGGTCCCTGTCGGGAAGCGGGTGGAAGGTACGTGTGATGAAAAACTAATTGGTGAGTGAAAACTTGCTGACCAAATTTCTGATGTACTACAATTACCGCCGGGGGATGCAGAGCAATATGTAGGTGTGTCGCTGAATGGTTAGGCCGCGGATTGCAAATCCGTTTTATGCAAGTTCGATCCTTGTCACCTACTCCAAATTTTTATTCCGCAGTAGCTCAGTTGGTAGAGTAGAAGACTGTTAATCTTTTGGTCCCTGGTTCGAGCCCAGGCTGTGGAGCCAATTTTATTTGCTATTTGCAAATAGCAAATGCGTGGTTAGTTTAATGGTAGAACCAGACGTTGCCAACGTTTAAGCAAGAGTTCGATTCTCTTACCCCGCACCAGTTTTATTGCTCTCATAGTATAAAGGCATTACACTACATTGGTAATGTAGCAACCCAGGATCGTTACCTGGTGAGAGCACCAGTTTTTGGCCTTTGGTGAAATGGATATCATCCTTGTCTTCGAAACAAGGGGTGGGAGTTCGATCCTCTCAAGGCCAGCCATTTTGTAAGTTTTGGAACGGTCCTATAATGGTATTAGAGCAGATTGCTAATCTGTCGCTCGGCGTAATCCGGGTTCTCGGTTCGAGTCCGAGTCGTTCCGCCAAAATTTTATTCCGCAGAACCCGAGCATGGTGCATGGGCTTGACTGTTAATCAATGATTAGCTGGGATCGTTACCCAGATGCGGAGCCATTATAGAAACACATACAGATCCGCCCGATAGTAAGGGAGATAGCGACTAACGTTGAAGGACTGTTTAAGTGTGTTTCTATAATGGGGGCAGTAGAGGGCTACGGCGGATCCTTGCAAGATTCGTGTCTAGATCGGTTCGATACCGACGGTCTCCACCAAGTTTATCTCTCTAAAGCGTTATCTGGTTGCGTACACGGTTTGGGGCCGTGTGGTCAAGGTTCGAATCCTTGTAGGGAGACCAAATACTCCGGCGTTCGTTCAACGGATAGGACATGATTCTTCTAAAGTCATTATAGGGGTTCGATTCCTCTACGCCGGGCCATTATGAACATTGAGACAAACAGGTTGGATGTACTGTCTTGGCGCTGGACAGCGATGTTGCTAGATTATGCACAAAGAAGTCACTTGTTAATATGTCAGCAATGTTGTGCTGATTGATATCAATTGAATCCACATGCTGTATAATGCGCTGCCACAACTGTGCAGATATATCGCGTTGCCAAGACAAGCCACTGGTCATGCAACAAGGAATCACATGCCCTTTGTGGTTTATGTAAATTCTACCACTGTTGATCCAGGAACAAGATGGTTTGGTAAATTGTTGTTGTTTGACTTTGTCAAGCGCCACAATATAATCCTTGGTACGAGTAGAATCAGCTGTGTCACTCATTTCAATATCGTGTGAGTACTCACCGTTGATCTTTACCGGCCAAATTGGATTATCCCAAAAGTTTCTATTGGTTGATTGTGTTTGAAAATCAGCAAACCCCATGCTAGCGGCAAGTTCTTGTGCTTGCGCCACTTGGTGCTGATTGTGTTTGAACACAAGAAATTTCCACGTGGCACGACCGCCTGCATTGATGTATGCCCGGGCGTTGCGCATGATTTTATCAAAATCAGCATTGATTCTGTATGTTGCATTGGTGTCAGCTAATCCGTCAATTGAAAAAACAACTGTCAAGTTGGGAATGGTTGCAAGATTTGCCCACCAGGTTGTGGATCGCATGCTACCGTTGGTGTATGCAACAATTGACTCCACACTTGAGCAGTGCCTAAAAAAGCTTTCGGCACGTGGATGCATCATGATATCACCGTAGTCGCCTTCAAACACAATGTGTTTGAGGTTTGGCAACTGAGACAGTACAAAGTTTTGTTCAAATGCTTCAAAGTCCAAATGGTCAGGCACTAGAAACTTGTTTAAGAATCCTTCCTGATCGTATCTAGGACACTGTGGGCAATGCAAATTGCAATGCGATGTAGCTTCTACTACAACTCCGGTCACTTGTTCAGCAACAATCATTAACAATTCTCCAATAACCAAATGTGAATTGGAGTATAAAAATCAATTGTTACTGTGCCGTTGCAGCCCATGATTCCGTAGAATTCGTCTGTAAACTCAGGCTGTGTTCCGTTGAAATCGTGAGTGTAGCATTTTTTACCTTTTGCATAGAGATCAGTAATATCTATGCCATCAAATGTTATATGTTCAACGAGTACTGTGCAGTCCGAGACTATGAGGTTGTTGCTGTCAACCACTGTGTGCGTTTGATTTTTGCCATGCATGGTCACAGTTAACACATGGTCTTGTGAAATATCACTTTCATCAAGTTCATGTTCAAAAGTCCATTTTTGGTCACAAACCAAGGTAGACAACAAATGACCATTTAAGGATACATCAATTTTGATGTCTTGACAAACTTGGGTGGGATTGATTGTTAGGGAAATTAGCATCAAGAATACTTATGCTGTAGCCGAGCCCATGCTGAGTTTAATGTTATTGTAATACAAAAATAGATATATAAGGATATTATGTTACATCTAATTAAATCAGCCGCTGACTCATTTCTTGAGTTTATTGCACAAGATCCTGTGCGCCCACACATACCAACTTCTTCAAGAGTTGGTGAAAACAGAGACATTTTTGTTGCTCGCAAAAATGACTCAACTGCCCGCGCAATCACTTGCGTGAGCTACCAGTCAATTGTGCCCGAAAGTGAAAGCCAATTGTTTACTCCTTCCCAAGAGCCAATTGTTGTGGTTTTCTACACCATTTGGAGCTACGAAGCAGGAGCAGGACGAGACTTGATCTTTGAAGCAAGAGACTGGATTCAAAAAAACAAGCCAGGTATTCAACGGTTTGTTACACTGAGTCCGCCCACTGAGATGGCCCGTAGGTTCCATATCAAAAATGGTGCCAAGGTTTACCGTACCAACACAGACACAGTAAACTACGAGTACCTGTAGTTTTGTTGGGGATTCGCCAAGTTGGTCCAAGGCACCGGATTTTGATTCCGGCATTCCTAGGTTCGAATCCTAGATCCTCAGCCACAAATGACTTGACAACAAATGACATTTGTCGTATAATATGTTTTTACTAAGGAAAATGACATGAAACGTTCAGCGAAACGATAGTGTCATCCTAGACCCCCGTATGGTCCTGGATGGCACGTAAAAGACAATTCTTTACGATCCATCCCTTCAAGATGTTACTGGTTAGCATACCGGACTCTTAATCCGAGAAGTCTGAGTTCGAATCTCAGTGGAGGGACCATATGGGGGTATAGTGTTAACGGTTTAGCACAGCAGACTTTTAATCTGCCAGGTCAGGGTTCGAATCCCTGTGCCCCTACCATATAAAAACACATTAACCAGTATCGTAGCAGTACTGCTGGTGCTACGGGATTTAGTGGGTTCGATCCCCACAGCCAGGTTCGTTAGTGTGTTTCTATATGGTGATATGACGTAGATGGATGCGTACCGCCCTCATAAGGCGAGGAGAGTGGATCATTCCCACTTATCACTACCAGGATATATAGTAAAGATGCCCTATTAGTATAATGGTATTACACCTGTTTTGTAATCAGGTTACGGCAGTTCGATTCTGTCATGGGGCACCAAAAACCAAGCGGGGTTAGTTTAGTGGCAAAACGCTATCCTTCCAAGTTAGAGTTGCGAGTTCGATTCTCGCACCCCGCTCCATTCAAGGATACAATATGCCAATGTATGAAACAACTGTAAGAACACCACAAGGTGAAGAAAAGAAGCGTATCTATGCGGACACCCCGCAAGAGGCTAAACGACTTTTTGAACAACTGTATGGTGGTCCTAGAGCAGTGCCATACATTCCAAAAATTGTAGCAAGTTAATCGGTGTGTAGCTCAGTCTGGTAGAGCTCTGCGTTTGGGACGCAGTGGTCGCATGTTCGAATCGTGTCACACCGACCAATTTATATCGCTGTAGTTCAATGGATAAGAATACGATGCTACGAACGTCGGGATAGGGGTTCGATTCCCTTCAGCGGTACCAATCATAACTGGCAAAACAAATGCATTGACAACAAATTGCAGTTAGTGTATAATTTTACATGCAGAGACAGTAATTTAAACCAAGGAATTGAAATGATTACTTTTAAAGAATTCATGGAAGTAGTGAATTATCGTGTTACCGAGGGTAGCGACTACGGCTGGAGTTGTTTTGGTGATGATGCATATAGCCTGAGTGCGTGGAATGGTATTCACGGCGCCGGCGGCTGGAGTGCCAATATTGTGTTTGATACAAAGACTCAGGAGGTCTACGAAGTTGATGTTTGTGACTACACTAACAATCGTGCATATCGTATTATCAATTCTGAGTACACTCAAGCACATGCCGATGAATCCGTTGACCGCGGAGAATTAGGTAATCAAGCCTGGGACGATGTTGAGTATATCAATCTTGAAGTTGACGATGAGTGGATCCAAAAGGGTCTAGCTATTGTAGCTGGCGAGGTTTACGATACTCGAGTACAAATGCCAGTTGATTTTTCCGACGAGGATTTGCTAAAATACATGAAGGCGGCGCATGACTTGGATATCACGTTTAACCAATATGTTGAGCAGGCTCTGAGGTTGGCAATTGAAAAACACAAAGATGGATCATGGCATGAACAGTGAGTCAGATAAATTCAAACGTTCGAAGCGTATTCAAAAAGATGAAAATGCTGTAAACAAGCAAGTCAAGATTGCCAAAGCACATGGGTTAACTGACAAAGATAAAGCCATACAAGAGCCTCATCGATTAGCAAAACATCACGCCATGGATTGTGGTAACCCTGAATGTTATTTGTGTGGTAATCCTAGGAAAACACACAAAGATAAACTAACAACTCAAGAAAAGAGATTGTTTCAAGATGTAGAAAAATCTACAGATCGACATAGCAATGGTATTTTGCCGCCAACAGAGTTGGAATAAGTTCTATGGTGTCACTAGTGTAGAGGTTCGCACACTAGTCTGTGAAACTGGTAGTACGGGATCGTTCCCCGTGTGACACCCCAGTTGAGATTTTGCCTGGATAGCTCAGGGGTAGAGCGTCTCCTTTACACGGAGAGGGTCCGCGGTTCGAAACCGTGTCCAGGTACCATTTATTGCCCTAGTAGCTCAGTGGTAGAGCGCCGTCTTGATAAGGCGTAGGTCCGTGGATCGTTCCCACGCTAGGGTACCAATCAAAAGGAGTGCACCATGCCGTGGATTCAAAACGTAGCCAAAAGCGACATTGCCCGGGGATTTCATATCAATCCCGGTGAGAACGCTATGCTGATTCAAATTGTGGATCCACCTGGTGACTTTCCCACACCCTTGTACAAGTTCAAGCAAGTTCATCAATTTGAATTCTTAGACATTGAAGAAAATGATTTTGCATTAGACGAAGCCATGCGGTGCAGTCAAGAGCAGGCCAACGAGCTTGTTCGACTATTGCAACATGCAAAGGACAATCACATGAATGTGGTTGTTCACTGTGTGGCGGGTGTTTGCCGTAGTGGTGCAGTGTGCGAAGTTGGTGTCATGCTGGGCTTTGATGATACTGAGGTGTTTCGCAGTCCCAACTTGTTGGTCAAACATCGCATGATGAAGGCACTGGGTTGGACTTACGATGAACAAGAAGAAATCAAACATCGTCCATATCTGTACCAACCGGATGAAAACGATCCACGCGGTACTGACACTCACGAAAGCAGTTGATGAATATTTAGGTCATTAGCTCAAAGGTAGAGCGGTGCATTGACATTGCACATACAGCGGATCGTTACCGTTATGACCTACCAGTTTTGCAAACATTAGACGTGTAGGGGTATACCTACCATTGGCGCTTGATACAATCCAGTGGACCAGGTGATCGGGTGCAAGACCCATAGAGATGCTGATATCTCACACACGCCCTAGCGAAATCAGTATGTTTGCTTTTTTATGGTTGACCAAAAATCAACAATGTAGTATAATTGATGCATGTACAAAGTAATCAGCAAAAATAACCTAACATTAAACGTATGTGCAACTTTGGACGAGGCCATGAGCTTTGCCAAAACTGTTGGAGTATTTGTAACCATTGCAGGAGCAGACTTCGAAGTATGCGGGGTGTTTGGTGTTGACGCTGTCAAAGACGGTGTGTGTCCAGACGGTGTTGCTTACGACTGGGACAAATCAAGCCGAATTGGCCGCGTTAAAAAAGAAAGGATTAGCGATGTCGTGCTTTAGTGTGTTAGTTAATAAAAAGATAAACGGAATGTTCATAGGCAACGATGCATGGACATTGGTATTTCGCGACATCAACGGAAATCACTATCGATTTGACACTGCAAATGATTGTTGCAATTCTGTGTGGTTCAACCATGTTAATGGTGTAGACTCTGTACTGGGCAGTGGCAACTCTTTTGATATCCTGCGTGGTGCAACAGTGTTGGCTGTAGAGTCAAAAGATTTTGAAAGACAAGATCTCGAAGATGAACACGAGTGCGTCGATGACGCATTTGTGACCATCCGCACAGATCGTGGATATATAGATTTAGAAGTTCGTAACAGCCACAATGGTTATTACGGAGGATCCATCAGTTACAACCAAGACGGACTAGCTGATGTGGAAGATTTGAAGCCTGTTACCGCAGACTTTTAGACGCCCCGATGGTGGAATGGTAGACACGGTAGACTCAAAATCTACTGCTTCGGCGTCCCGGTTCGAGTCCGGGTTGGGGTACCAGATTAATGCGAGTGTGGTGTAATGGTAGCCACAGGAGACTTAAAATCTCCCGTCTTAGGGCGTGCCGGTTCGACTCCGGCCACTCGCACCAGTATAAGTAAGATAACACAATGTCGACACTTAAAGTAGCTTTTTTAAATTTGCCTGCGCCGCCGACAGCGTTGGCAACCCAGTTGATCAACTGTTGCCAACAAATCCCCTTGTTTGAAGAACACAGGATCTGGGTCGACAATTTTCATCGCAACGAAATCCCTGTGGCTGCACACGAATACGGCACCAAAGACACTGTACTGTCTGCCGAAATACAAAATCAAATTAGAGCAGTTTATCAGAAATTTTTTCCAAACACAGTTGTATCCGCAGTGGTTGGTAAAATTAAAAATGTATTGTCGGTTCCCAGTCAAAGTCCACCACATTGTGATCGTGCAAGATATGTTGCCATAAACTATTTGCTAGAGCTTGGCGGTCCGGATGTTCGCACAGTATTTTACAAAGAATCGCGACCCAATCCCGATCTTTCCAGTGCTGCCAACATCTACCACAAGGATGTGACTGTGGATTTTAAAACTGTGATTCCGTTACATCAATGGCATGCTTATGATGTGCAACACTATCACAGCGTGGAGAATATCATAACTGAACGCTATTTGTTTTCTCTACTGCTTGATACCAACCCCACGTTTGCCGACTTTAGGCAACGTTATAAAAATTTAATAGATACCGACCACTCCATACAGACATAACACACAAAGGAAATTGTATGCCAACTATAGATATAAACCAAGTCAAGGATTATATTGCCCAACAAGGCCCAAACACACGTATCTACCTAGGAGCAGACTCGGAGCGCCATCGTATCAATGGAATATGGTGGGGTGTTTACACTGTGTGCATTGTAGTACATATCGACGGATGCCACGGTTGCAAAATCTTTGGAGAAATCACTCGTGAACGTGACTACGACCAACGAGCCAATCGTCCCAGCATGCGTTTGATGAATGAAGTATACAAGGTTAGCGAAATGTTTCAGAAACTGAGTACTGTACTTGAAGATCGACCAGTTGAAGTTCACTTGGATATTAACCCAGATGAAATGCACGGTAGTTCATGTGTGGTCAGTCAAGCCATTGGCTACATTCGCGGCACCTGCAATGTTATTCCGTTGGTGAAACCGCATGCCTGGGCTGCCTCACATGCAGCCGACAAGTTCCCAAGCCTGCAACGAGTGGCTTGATAAGTATCAGCTATGCTAGACAACCACAAACCAAATGTTGTAATCCTTACTGATCGCACAGATGTGTTGTTGCTGTCTAAGCCACTGGGCTCTCACAAAGTTGCATGCGAGCTTAGAGCGGCTGGGTACGAAGTGCTAGTGATAAATCACTTGCATGTGTTTTCAATTGAAGAAATCAAGAACATACTCCAACAAACAGTTAATCAACAAACATTGTTTGTGGGAGTTAATTCTTTCTTTTATCAGTCAATAGAAAATCCCATTCAACTTGACACCCCGGACGTGCTGGATCACGAACGCGGTGGACAGAAGTATACCGAGCGAGAGCCCGGTGCGTTTCTACCACATGGTATCAAGTACAACCGTGAACTACGTGAGCTAGTTTCCAATATCAACCCGCATTGTCAATGGGTGCTTGGTGGACCAGATGCACAAGACTTATCTTACATACGAGATTACGATTATGCTGTGATTGGTTACGGCGATGTTGCCATAGTAAATCTAGCTGATCATTTGCACAAAGGCACTCCACTTGAAAAGTCTCGGCGCAGTTTGTTTGGAACCACGCTAGTGGATGACCGAGCGGCCGAATCATACGACTTTAACAGCAGTGTTATGAAATATCAACCTCAGGATGCTATCTTGCCCGGGGAAACATTGGTAATCGAGATCAGTCGAGGTTGTATATTTCGATGTGGATTTTGCAGTTATCCCTTGAACGGCAAGAAAAAATTAGATCACATCAAGCATGAAGAAACTCTGCGCAACGAACTGATTGATAATTATCAGCAATTCGGAGTCACAAGGTACTTGTTTTCCGATGACACATTTAATGACAGTCAAGAAAAAGTAGAGATGATACATCGTGTGTCTAAATCACTGCCGTTTGATTTAGAGTTTTGGGCATTTGCTAGATTAGATCTGCTGGCAGCTCACCCTCATACCATTGACTTGTTGTTTGACAGTGGATGTCGTGGATGTTTTTTCGGTATTGAAACACTTGACCCTGCCACTGCCAAGTTGATTGGTAAAGGTGGATCAAGACAAAAGCTGATTGATACCTTGCGCATTTGCAAAGAAAAATACGGTGATCGTATTCTGTTGCATGGTACATTTATCTTTGGATTGCCTGGAGAAGAAATTGCCAGCATGGAACGTACTGCACAGGCTTTGCTGAACAAAGATATACCACTAGACTCCTGGGTGGTGCTTCCATTTTATCTAAGTCAACAAAATCTAGCCTACACAAGTGAGTTCGATCGTTACCCAGAAAAATACGGATACGAAATCACTGGAACACAAGACAACAATCGGTACTTGTGGAAAAATCAATTTACCACCTTTGAAGATTGCAAACGCATGGCTGACGAGTTAATGGCTCAGGGCATTCGTGACGGTAATAGAAAAGTAAGCAATTTGGCCGCATTTGAAATTGCCGGGCTTGGGTTTGATTTGGACTTTGCTCTGAACAAACCAATGAAAGATTTTGATTGGCACAGTGTTGATGTTAGAAAACAACAGCGAGCAATTGAATACAAGGAGTTGTTGCATCGCCGACTGGGTATCATGCCGTTGACAACAAATGAATAATTTGCTATAATACACACATAGTTTAACAAAAGGAAAATTTTATGGCCAGATACACCAGTGAATCAGCAGTAAGTGCAGTGGGCAACCGGTACGACCTGGTGCTGATTGCATCCAGGCGTGCTAGAGAACTTTCTGTGGGGTATCAACCAACTGTTGTCAGCAATTCGGGCAATCTTGTCAAGGCTCTGGAAGAAATTGAACAAGGCAAAATTGGGCGTGAGCTTTTGCTAAAATCCACGCATGTGGAAGATCGAAGAACACGCAAAGAACGACACAGTGCCACACCTGGCCTTCCCGGTCGATAATGATTCTGTTAACCTATTCCGGAGTTGATAGATGAACGAACGAATTAAACAACTAATGAATCAAGCAGGCACTGATACTAGTGGCAAATGGATGGGCGTGGACCATGCTGAAAAGTTCGCCGAGTTGATTGTGAAGAAATGTGCTGAACTTTGCTTGGCAGACTACGATGCAGACATTATACTGGCACATTTCGGAGTTGAAGAATAAATAAAAGTTAAGACTGTATGAAGTAGACAGAAAAGGATTCAAGACGCGGGGGCAGTGCCCGCCAGGTCCACCATAAGGAGATTACGTGAGATTACCATCATTGTTAGCAATATTAATTTTCATAGTAATAGTAGCAATCTTTTTATGATGGGCCTGACACAGGATCGATTGGGTCAAGAGTATTGAAATGGACAGTCCGGCAATGTAGAAGCCGTAGGATTGGGGTAACTCGGTCGAAGAAGCAAAACAAAGTAAACGCAAACGACTCACAGTTCGCATTAGCTGCCTAAACTCAGCTTAGGGTAAGACATACCTCGTAACAGAAACTCTAGAAGCCCACTTCGGTGGGCTTTTTCTTGATTAAATTAATTGACAGAATAAATATAGTCAGCAACGCCGGTATCAGACCGACGTCGGATCTCCAAGACGCTTGACATATCGATGTCTTTACTGTATTATTAATACAGAACGCCTACCGTGTGTGGACAAAACGTTCACTAGCCCTAAATCACAACAAAGGAAAACACGATGAAAACTCGCTCACTTAAAAATTACGACTCCACAGTTGGAGTAGAAGTATACGACATTGACCTAAATTCAGATGATGAAATATTTGAACTTGGTAGGCTTGTTGCCGGACAATGCATTGTATTTGTCAATCAAAAAATTCCCACAGAAAGATTGTTCAATGTAATGATGCAATGGGGAGACCCTAGCCGAGCAATCATGCATAACTACGTGCTTGAAAGTAAACTGCAAGGTCGGCATTGGCGCGAACTGTTGCTCAACTTGGGATTTGTTGCCAAGAATGTAAAAGACCTATCAGCGGCAGTGACCCTGGTCAGCTACAAGAATGATGATCACGGGCGTCCTACTGGATTGTTTACCAATGGTGAACTAGACTGGCACAGTGACCAATGTTCATCCGATGATGCACAACGCATTATTGGCCTGCAGAGTGTAAGCGACACGGCCAACAGCCAAACCACATTTTTGTGCACACACGATGCATATGAGTCTCTCAGCAGTGATATGCGTAGCATGGTCAAAGAGCTTGTGGTTCGACACAAATGGACTGACAATCTCATGGCCCCTGGACTGAACAAAACACAGAGCTTGATTCTGCGTTACAACATGACTCCGTTGGATGGCATGGAGACTCGGCTGTACCGAGAAACTGTTACAGGACTGTCGGGTATGAAAATCCCCAGTCATACATTTGACGGTTTTGTTGGCATGAGTCAAGAAGAAAGTCAGCGTGTGATGTCTGAATTGAAACGTCATGTGTATCAGGATCGCTATGTATACACCCAAAATTGGGCTGACGGACAAATTGTGTTCATGGATCAAGAAATTACACTGCATGCTCGACCAACCAATGTGCAAGATGGAGACAAACGCACCATGGCTCGTGTGGTGTCTTATCTAAACAAGGTATACCCGCATGTGCAACCTGCAACCACGGTGAGATACAACGGGGAAATTTACACACACGACGAATTTGCCAAGTTGGTTGATGCAGATCGCAAAGACTATTTTGAAAAAACTCAACAGAGTTCTTACACTGTTTATGACCCAACACATTAATACAACTGACAGACCGTTGATATTGGTGGGGTCAAGTATGACCATGGAAAAGTACACCGACATGTGCAATGTGTTGGGTATACAAATCCATGGTTGTATTGACAGCGATTACTTTGGCAACAAATCTGAATTGTATGGAGTGCCTGTTATCGACACAGAAGATGCGTTTGAGCAAGACACCAAACTGAATTACTACCAACGCAACTTCAATTTCTTTTGTGCTACAAACTGGGCTCCCGAAAAGGATGCTGTTACCACTCGCAATAGAGAAAAGCGACAGAGGCTGATCAATCTACTGGATAGTAAGCAACTGTCAGTCATTAGCTTGATTGACCCCACGGCCCATGTTAGCCGTAGCGCCACTATTGGTCGTGGGGTGTTTGTTGATGGTCTTGCGCAGATTGAGCCAGGTGTGGTACTGGGTGATTACTCTATGATTTACAGTTTTACTTGTGTGGGTCATCACACCAGAGTTGACCGTAATTCAGTACTGCAAAGATTTTGCTCGATTGGTGGTGACATTCACTTTGAAGAAAACTGTTTCCTGGGGGTCAATGTCAAGGCTCTCAAGACCAGTGCAACATTTGGCAAAGACACCTTTGTGCACGAATGCCTATACATTCGACGCGGAACCATGCCAGGGGAAGTGGTCAGCATCAATGGCTCCAATATGAGTCGAGTCTATTCTGAACAACAACGACATATCACCTAACTATCATGATTATATCTGAACTTAAAAAAATTATTTCTATTCAACTGGGAATTCCTGAAAGCAAAATTCACGAACACCACGAGATTGTAGCTGACTTGGGGGCCGACTCACTGGACTTGATTGAGCTGGTGATGGAGATTGAAACAAAATTTAAAATTGCAATTGAAGAACACGAATACGAGAACGCAAGAACTGTGCAACAAATTGTAAACCTTATTCAGAGCAAACATGAAAGTCACCGTAAAACGTAACCTTATTGTGTTCCATGATCCAGCAGATTGGGAACCAATTCTTCAGAAACTAGTAGACAATCACGGCCCAACAATTAGAATCAGTTGGGTCATGCGTCGAGAACTTGGATTCACCTGGCGCAATCACCAGGGGCTGGCGTCTGCCAACATAGCCAAAGACCCAAACAGAATGTACTATCAAGCTCAAATTCATCTAGATTTCTTCAATGAATCTGCACAAAGTTGGTTCCAGTTGCGCTATTTGTAGGTTGACCAATAATTCCTGATTTGCTATAATACATGTATAGACAATAAGGAATTGAGATGATGTACACACTGATCACAAAGTCTGGTAAAGTTTACACTTTTTATCTCAAATCTGTAGCAGAAACGTATCAAGCGGCATTTGGTGGTGTTGTTTTTACACAACAAGTGCTAGTTGACACAGAAATCGCTTGATTGTATAATACTTGTATTGAAACATTTTTTAACTGAAGGAAACGCCCTATGTCACACGAAAATCGCACAGTTACCTCTGCTGGTGCCCGAAAAGCCATTAAAAAGTGCTTTTCTAAAAAACGCCCACTGTTCCTCTGGGGCCCTCCTGGTATTGGCAAGTCTGAGGTTGTTGCTAGTATCACCGAAGAACTTGGTGGCTTCATGATTGACTTGCGTCTGGGACAAATGGATCCAACAGACATTCGCGGTATTCCGTTTTACAACAAAGAAATTGGTAAGATGGACTGGGCTCCACCAATTGACTTGCCGGACGAAGACTTGGCTGGCCAATATCCAGTTGTGGTTTTGTTCATGGACGAAATGAACTCTGCGGCACCTGCTGTACAGGCTGCGGCTTATCAATTGGTATTGAATCGCCGAATTGGCAAGTACCGACTGCCCGACAATGTTGTTATGGTAGCCGCAGGCAACCGCGAGAGCGACAAAGGTGTCACGTATCGCATGCCTACTCCGCTGGCAAACCGATTTGTGCATGCTGAAATGCGTGTGGACTTCCCAAGCTGGCAAGAGTGGGCTGTGCAGAATCAGATCCACAAGGATGTGGTTGGTTACTTGAGTTTTGCCAAGCAAGACTTGTATGACTTTGATGCCAAGTCCAGCTCACGTGCATTTGCTACTCCGCGCACCTGGACCTTTGTAAGCGAGTTGTTGGATGATGACGACATCGACGAGACCACTGCAACTGATTTGATTGCCGGCACCGTTGGCGAAGGTCTTGCAGTGAAGTTCATGGCACATCGCAAGATTGCTGGTAAATTGCCCAAGCCCGAGGATGTGCTGAGTGGCAAGGCTACTGAACTCGCAGTTAAAGAAGTGAGTGCAATGTACAGTTTGGTCATCAGCTTGTGTTACGAGCTCAAGGATGCAATTGACAGCAAGCGTGTGGACGACAAAAAGTTCCATGAAATGTCTGACAATTTCTTTGCGTTCATGATGAAGAATTTTGAAACAGAGCTGGTTGTTATGGGTGCAAGGATTGCCCTTACAACTTATAACTTGCCTTTCCAGCCCACCAAGCTGAAGTACTTTGATGAGTTTCATCAACGTTACGGCAAGTACATCTTGCAAGCCAACAGCTGATAGCACGGGGTTGAGTCAAGTGAAGGGACATAGGGCTATGTCTGACTCAACCCCGGACTATTCCACTGTTCGGATAAAGTTTAGTCCTTACAGTCATCATGAAGTTCAACAACTCTTGCGACAAATTTACGCCAGTTTTGGAAAAGATAAAAATCGGTGGTATTATGTTTCTCCTCCAGTTGACTCAGTTGAAGAAAATGTCTGGATACTGGACTTCACATTCAAAGACCCACATGATGCAATTATGTTTAGTCTTAAATACGCAAGATGAAATACACTGTACAGCGGCTTGATGGCAGACATAGTTATCAAAAATGGTTTCAGTATTATGCCGGATTTTCAAATTCCATGTCCTTTAACAAAGGACCATTGCATTTTACTCAAGCTCAACAATGGTGTTTTCGTACCTGGGGCTGGAGTGCCGAGGTCAGGCAATGGAACGACATCTATCGCTGGAGCTCAAATCATACTCCAATGATGCGTTTGCCTGGCGGCTTTGTTAAACAAACACCTAGTAATCTCCCCGAAGAGTGCAATCCTTATTGGAGTTGGACCAATGGTTCTACCAGTGCCAACGAGCTACGAATTTACTTCAAAAGTGACGCAGAACTAGCGTTTTTTCAACTGGCAAATGCGGTTGACCAATAATTCCCTTTTTGCTACAATTAGGGTATAGTAAGAAACAAAGGAACTCAAAATGGACACTATCCAAAAAACAGCACTCAAAGAAACAGCCAAAACTCTGGCAGGACTCACTGCCATTGCTGTGCTGGTACCGGTCACAATCTTTCTGATCCCTTTGCCAGTACTGGGCGGAATCGTCGGTGTGGCGGCTATGTGTTTTGCCGCCAAGTTGATCTACGATACCAAACTTGATCAAGCAAAATTCGAAGCTCAATACCTTGACAAAAAGGTTGACCAATAAATTCCAATTTGTTATAATACTTGTATAGACACCAAGGAACTGACATGAGCGCAACCACTACAGAAAACAAAAAAGAACTGGCAAAAAAGTTTGCTAGTCTTATTGGTGCCACAGACCCAAAAATTGATCGCGAAGTTCGAGAGTCCTTGATTACTGCACGAGTTGGTATGTTGCTTCGTGCCAGCTTCTTTGGTAACCTAGCAACTCGGTTGAAATTGGTCAATGCCGACGAGTGGTGCAGTACTGCCGCAACAGATGGTCGTAATTTCTATTACAACAGTCGGTTTGTCAAAATGCTAAAACCCAAAGAGATTGAGTTCTTGTTTGGGCATGAGGTATTGCATTGTGTTTATGATCACTTTGGGCGTCGCGGAGATCGTGACCCGCAATTGTGGAACGTTGCAAACGATTTCTGTGTTAACTCAGATTTGAAGAAACACAAAGTTGGAGAATTCATTACCAGTGTGCCTTGCTTGTATAATTCCAAATACGATGGCATGAGCTCTGAAGAAGTTTACGACAAACTGTATGAGAACGCAGAAAAAATCAATATTGATGACCTGGTCAATCAACTGATTGACGAGCATCTAGACGGCACAGACGAAGGCAGTGGCGATGGTGGCGGCGATGGTGGCAAGGACGGCAAGGGTCGTCCAAAGTTGAGCGATGAGGAACGTGCCAAGATTCGCGATGAGATTAAAGAAGCCATGTTGTCAGCGGCACAGACTTGCGATGCAGGTAACTTGCCAGCTGGAGTCAAGCGATTGATTAGTCAATTGACAGAGCCTCAGATGAACTGGCGAGAACTGCTACGCATGCAATTGGAGAGCACTATCAAGAGTGATTACAGTTGGATGCGATCTAGCCGTAAAGGTTGGGACATGGATGCAGTGATGCCCGGTATGAAAACTACCGATGCCATTGATATTGCTGTGGCTATTGACACATCTGGATCTATCAGTACTGAACAAGCTCGTGACTTCTTGAGTGAGATCAAGGGCATCATGGAAAGCTTTGACAGCTACAAAATCCATGTGTTTACTTTTGATACTGAAACATACAATCCACAACAGTACAACAGCGAGAATCTTGAAGACATTACTGAGTACGACATTCAGGGTGGTGGCGGTACTGATTTTGATGCTATTTTCCGCTATCTTAAAGATGTTGAAATTGAGCCCAAGAAGCTGGTGGTGTTTACAGATGGGTATCCATTCGGTAGCTGGGGCGACCCAATTTATTGTGACACTGTTTGGATCATTCACGGTGACAAGAATCCTGATCCACCGTTTGGTACTTTTGCATTGTACGGCGAAGGCGATCAAGACTAATTTGTCCAGAACCGTGCTATAACCGGGGGATTTTTTACCCCCGGTGTTCTTTTTATCTTAAATATTGACATGGACGAAACTACACAACAAACAAATCTTACCATAGCTGACTTAGCATCTATTAGAGATTTAATCGACACTGCATGCTCTAGGGGTGCGTACCGAGCTTCAGAAATGAAATCAGTTGGCGAAATATACGAACGCCTAAATGCATTCCTGAGCGAAGTGGTCGCTCAAGCCAATGCAACATCCGCTAATCAACAAGGAGAACCAAAATGATTAAACACGTAGGTAAACACGGTGACCGTAGAGTCGCTATTGTATTCAGAGAAGTGCCTGGTGAAGAGCACATGTGCTTGGTAATTTATCCTGACACCATGCCAGTTTCCATGCATGATACTATCATGCGCACAATCGAGTCAGACATTGGACAAACAGCAGAGAATCTTGGAGATGCTCTGTTCCGTAGTTTGTTCCCAGATGGACGCCCTATGCTTCAGACTCTGCACGCCGAAGGCATGTTGAAGAAAGTGCAAACAAAGCAGGTGGTAGTTACACCAAATCCATCAAGTCATGTTAACTTGGAAGAAATGAATCGTATCATCCGCGAGATGAAGACCGGTGCAGATGCTATCAAGAAAATGGCCGACATTGACAACAATCGCGGCATGAGTAACTACAAACGCAGAGATGATTACGGTCGTGAGATTGGTGCGCCAATGGAGCAACTGCGTCAAGGAAGTGCCGCTGTGGCAGGTTCAGATGCGGCACGTGCACTTGACGATGCGGCCTTGGCCAACAACTTCCGGGACCAAGCCACACGTATGGCAGCAGAGGCACGAAGCTTGCTAGCCGAGTCAGATCGTTTGATGAAAGAGGCAGCTACCATGAGCGGCAGTGTAGCGTCCGGAGAACAAGCCGCAAAACCCAAGCGCGGCCGTCCTAATAAAAAGGCGGTGCCGGATGCAACATACTGAGGATTGGCTGAAACGATGGGAAGACATCATTGACCAAGTCGAGAAAGAGCACATCCCGTTTGAATGCATCAAAAAGGTAGTGTTCCGAATTGCAGGTGGTCGTCAAAAAACCATTAATCTTCGAAAACTTAAAGATCAAGGATTTGGAATTGACGACATTCAAGAGGCAGTGGACAACTTTGTGCAGGCCAATTGTGATGATATCACCAACATGGAATTTGTGCTTGACATCGAAGCAGTGGCAGAATTATTACAACCCGAAACTGACAAGCTCCTTAGAGGAATATGATGAATGTTAAACTACTCAGTTACAGTCAACCCACAGCAGAATTTGCAAGCCTGGGCGTCGAAGATGCGCAGGAACTCATTGCGTATTGCGCCCGTGTGTCCAATCCCGCCAATCAGTTCAACACTGAAACAAGCGACAAACTCATACGATACCTTATCCGACACCAACACTGGAGTCCTTTGGAGATGGTGTCAGCCTGCCTCGAAATCGTCACCACCCGCGACATCGCAAGACAAATTCTACGACATCGAAGCTTCTCCTTTCAAGAGTTCTCCCAACGATATGCTGACCCAACGGCAGAGTTGGATGATGCGTTTGTACTACGAGACGCTAGATTCCAAGACACCAAGAATCGACAAAACAGCGTAGAACTTGATCTTGCCGATGAGTCTCAGCGGCTGTTGGCTATTGAATGGGAACGTGCTCAAAAACGTGTGCTATTCTCGGCCAAACAAGAGTACGCCTGGGCAATCAAAAATGGCATTGCCAAAGAACAGGCCCGTGCTGTATTACCCGAAGGTCTTACAGTGAGTCGTTTGTACATGAATGGCACATTACGTAGCTGGATTCACTTTATCCAACTGCGTAGTGCCAATGGAACTCAGAAAGAACATCAAGCCATTGCGATAGCATGTGCCAAGGTAATTACTGAAATATTCCCAATGGCCAGTGACCTTGTGGCAGAATAATGCTACAATGTGTTATGGCAATAACACGCAAAGAACACGCTCAGTGGCGTCATTTTAAATCTGAAGAAGTCAAGGTAATTGCCGATCGTGCAGTTCGGTTTCGAGATGTACAAGTGCATGAATTTATCCTAGGTGATGTAGATGACCCTGACTTGTTTGCAGCCAGACCGTTGCACAAGTGGGCCGAAAGCGAAGTTGGCAAATGGTGTATAGAAAATGCAGAAGAAACACCATATTGGGTTAGATCATCTAGTTATGAAATACATGGTTATAGATACATTGTAATGGCCCGGCTTAGTGAACAAAACGAAACTTATTTTAGATTGAGATTCAAGGTATGAATATTTTAGTAACTGGTGGACATGGTCTGATTGGACACAACGTGGTACAACGTCTTCAGGCACGTGGCGAAACAGTCAGTGTTGTGGACACACACACCACTTATGGAATCATCCCACAAGCAGAGATTGATTACTTGATTGGCGAACGACTCAAAAAGCTCACCGATCACACATACTACAATCAGTGTATCACAGACAGTTACGAAATTGATCATATTGTAGAAAAAGAAAACCCCCGGGTGATCATTCACTGTGCTAGTTTCCCTCGACAGAAAGTGGTCAATGCCAACCCTGCACATGGTGCTGACGTCATGATGCGTGGCTTGATCAACCTGTTGGAGAGTGCCAAAAAGCATGGTGTAGAACGTTTTGTATACATTAGTTCAAGCATGGTGTACGGAGACTTTGATGACCAAGTGTTAGAAGATGATGAGTGTAGCCCACAAGGGCAATACGGCATTATGAAACTGGCCGGTGAATGGTTGGTCAAAGACTATGCTCGCCGCACTGGTATGGAATATGTTATTCTTAGACCTAGTGCTGTGTATGGACCACTGGATGTGGAAGATCGTGTAGTTGCAAAGTTCATGCTCACTGCCATGCGAGATGAAACTCTCAAAGTAAACGGGGCAGGCGAAACACTGGACTTTACCTATGTTGACGATGCTGCCGACGGTGTGGTATCAGCAGCCACACGTATCACATGTCGTGATATGACGTTTAACATTACCAAGAGCCACAGTGTGAGTCTACTGCAAGCTGCCGAAATGATCACAGGTATTGTGGGGCGGGGCAAGATTGAAGTTCGAGACAAGGATGCAGACTTTCCCAGCCGTGGCGCACTGAACATTGACCGTGCACGAACCATTCTTGGTTTTGATCCCAAGGTAGATGTTGAACAAGGATTCCAAAATTACTACAAGTGGTTGAGCGAATCGTCTTATTGGAACAAATGACAGCCACTGGTCTTACTATTCCGTTTACTGGATTGCGAAAACAGTACAATAATCTTCGCACAGAAATACTGAATTCTGTGGATGAGGTACTGCGATCTGGACAACTCATGAATGGCAATCATACACTAGAGTTTGAACACTGGTTGGCTCAAAAGAATCACGCAAGATATGCAGTGACTTGCCACAGTGGTACACATGCACTGGAAATTATTGCTAGCTATTATGCAGGTCAAGCAGACATCTCCGACCCTCCCAGGGTATTGCTTCCATCAGTAACTTACGTGGCCACTGCTAATGCATTTATCAATGCAGGGTGGGATGTTTACTTTGTTGACACTGATGTACATGGACTGTTGGATCTCAACCGTATCCCATCCACACTAGGGTACGATGCTGTTGTGCTGGTGGGCTTGTATGGTGCCAGTGTGTTGCATTATAAAAATTCCCGACAATGGGACGACTGGCAATTGCAAGATGTTGCAATAATTGAGGATGCTGCTCAACACTGGCTCAGTGCCGGGTGTGTTAGACTAGGTGAGGCGGCTGCTGTTAGCTTTGACCCAATGAAAAATCTAGCCAATTATGGCAATGGCGGTGCTGTGGTAACCAACAACATCAGTCTAGCCAATCATGCACGATCCTGGAGAGACAATGGTAAACCCAGCAATCACCAACCAGGTACCAACAGCAGAATGAGCGAGATTGATTGTGCAACCATGCGTGTGAAAGCTCAGTATATTGATCAATGGCAACATCGTAGACGTAACATTGCCAATTACTGGATTGATCGATTCAAGAAAAGTCCCATTAGATGTTTAATCAATGACAGCAATAACCAGGAACATTGCTTTCATAAATTTGTAGTTGACATTGATCAACGAGACATTGTAAAAAAGAATCTATCTCTACGCAAAATCGAAACCAAAGTGCATTATGAGTATCCCTTGCACGAACTGGGTGCTTATAGACAATATCCAGGACCCGACTTGTTGAGTTCAGCCAGTGCACTGTGTCGACGAGTACTGAGTTTGCCTATCTATCCTGAGTTAACAGATCTTGAAGTTGAATATGTCAGCGATCAGTTAGTAGATTGCGTTTCATAAACGCATAACTTGCCAACCAATCCCACTCGTAGCTCTTGCGGAGTTCAGTGGGATCACCATTGACTGCTTCGTAATACTCCACAGCATCTTGTGCACCTTTGTGGCTCCAATGACCATTGGCAATAGTACCTGAGTCTTCCTTTAGCCAAACCTTTAGTCGGTACTCGTTTTCCACGTCGGGTAAACTTGCACGAAGTTTTAGTACTTCACGGAATGCAGTGCGCCAGGCCATCCAAGGCGATTCAGCATACATGGCTGTGCCACTGATAATAGGTACAACTTCGTGCGGTTGATCTAGAGTAAAGTCCAAGCCAACACCTGTGTTCTCCAACACCAACTGCCGGTTGTAGGCAATCATGGCTTGGTGTCCGTATACCAGTCCATTCACAGGATTACCAGCATGAAAAATATAGTGCTTGGGCTGTTGCATACGATCAGGTTGCCAGGTCCAATCAAACCTTTGATTTACTTCTAGCTTGGCAAACACCGCAAAGAACCAAGGCGTGGTGCTGGCTCTGGCAGCCGCGTGGTATGCTGCCACTCGTCCATTTACACCCTCTATCACATGAACGCGATTTGTGTACCTTGACTCATTGGCCAGATACACTGTCATCTGCAAATAATTAGACTTGGCATTGGGTTCGCCATTGCTGATAAACACAATGTCCAAGGGATGAGTCTTGAGACAAATTTTACTTTTATCAATATAAGGATAATCGTATACTTGTGTTTTGATGTAATTTTTACATTCCCTAGGTACCACTGCTGTGCCATGATCGTTGCTGAGTGGTGTAACTGTTTTGGTACGCTCTTGCCACAAACTTACTGTGGGAGCATGTGTGCCCATGCTGGTGCCTTGATGAAACTGCACCAAGGGAGTGGTGAATTCATGTTCCCAAATAGCAGTTGCTAGACTGTCATGTGTGTACTCAACTTCTGGCATGGGCAATCGAGGCACAACTATATCTTCAACAAAATGCAAAGTCTCAAACCATTCCAAAACTTTCAAGCTTTCAGTTTTCTGTAAAAAGCTAGGCACGTGCACATAAAAAGTATCACCAAATTTCTGTTCGTTGCTGGCAAACACATGCAACATGTTGTTCTGCCATTCGCTTGGATGCCAAGTAAAATCAAAGTTGCTGTAATCGCAAACACTTGATACCACCCACACATATTCATGCTTTACATTTTTTAATACTCTGCGTAGAGTGCCTAGATAATCGCTTACGTATCGAGTGACTGTGTCGTATGCGGTTTCAAATCCGTTGCCGTGATCAATTGCAATGATTGGAACTGATTGACCACGATTGATCACAGCATGATCTCGATTGATATCACTCATGCCAGATTTGGGCAACAAGTAGGTGCCGCCGTTGGCTTGATGCTGACTGGGCCAAACATGTGTTTGATCAGCTTGCCAAGGGCTGGGCACCCAAAGAAAGTCAAAGCCCTGATAGTCCGATAAGTAGTTGACAATCCAACATGCCCGCGTACGACTTTTTTCACATGCCTCTGCCAAAGAATTCACAGCCTGCTCGTGTGGGAACAAGTTGGGTTTGGCTCCAATATAAAATACATCAAACATGATTAGAATCGACGAGATTTATAACAACACATTCAAGCCCTATATAAACAGGTTCATGCCCGGAACTAGAATGTTCATGTGCGATCCGCCGGGGCGAAGCGATGCTGAGAGTTTGATCAATTATGGAAGTAGTGTACACGATTCTAATTATATATTATTTCATGACCAAGAGCCTATTCATCTGGACACACACATTCCGTTATTTGAAGATGCAGTGAGACGAAATCGAGACTTGAATCAAAACACAGGCGCTACTCATCAAGCTATTATCACTAGTGAATATCAAAGCCAGGCAGTTGAACAAGTATGTAGTCAATTTAACTGGCAGCACTACTATTACTTCTTTCATGGGTGGGCAGCACTGGATTGGTATCGAGGGTACAATAAAACCTTTTTGATTCAGCCCTGGGCTGACCGTGTTCCTACCAAAACATTCATAGCCCCCAACAGGATCATTGCTGGACACAGGGCACACAGATTGCAAATGTTATATTGGATATTTAAACTAGACATGATGGACAACCACATCAGTTGTCCCAAAACATGTCCAGCAGAAAATGTCAGTATACACGATGCAATTTCTCCGCTATTGCCACAGTACCCCGACATAGCATCAGTATTTGCAAAACCACCGTTGCCGTTAAATTTTGCCGGAGAAGTCAATCACCCCATGCACAGTTGTTGGTTAAGTTTGTTTGATGAATGTGCTGATAGTTTGCTGTATCTTGTGACTGAAACTGTGGCTCAAGGTCAGCGTCAGCACTTGACTGAAAAGATATTCAAACCCATTGCCCTGGGTATGCCATTTATGGTAGTGGGCACACAGGGCAGTTTGAAATATCTGCGTCAATATGGGTTTAAAACTTTTGATGGGCTTTGGGATGAAAGTTATGACAACGAGCCGGACACCGCTGTGAGAATTCAGATGATAGCACAGACCCTTAAAGGCCTAGACTGCCTGTCACCGTTGCACAAGCAAGATATTTTTAAGGCAGCCCACAGCATAATTGAGCACAACTGGAATCATTTTTATAATGGTGGATTTGAAACAGTGCTTTGGTCTGAATTTACAACGATGTTACAAAACTTGCGCAAAGATTTTTCATGATTCACTTGTGTTACGATCAAGTTGGCCGCCCAAATCTAGCACTTGCAACAGATGGTAGTTATGATACCCAGTGGCCATTCACAGTGTTGCCAAGACTGAGTCTGTATTTAAAATCTCACGGAATACCCTGTGCAGAATCCACAGTAGAGCAAGCACCCCCGGGCGCCTGGTACCCCATTGGTATAAGCTGGTTTGATCACTCTTGTGATTACATGTCATTGATGACCCCGGCACTGATCAAGCGTGTTCAAAACAAACACATTCAATTGTTGTTTTACTATCACGAAGGAGACAATCCTCAATTGATAATCCAACGATTGAATCAATTGTGTGACACATATTCACTGCCACATGCACTATTGATCAGTGCTAACACAGCAGCCGATCAAGTGTCACAAGGTATATACTTTCCAGATCACGAGTACTTTTTCCGACACATAAATCGATTCCAGGTCAGCCAACCAGCAACAAATCAACCACGTGACTATACGTTTACAGCACTGAGTCGAACACACAAATGGTGGCGTGCCACAGTCATGAGCGAGCTAAAACATGCCGGTTATCTAGATCAAAGTCTCTGGAGCTACAACACTCTGGTAGACATCAATGACTCTAACGAAAACAATCCCATACGTGCCTGGCACCCCAAACAGTATCGTCGTGTGCTAGAGTTCATTGCACACGGACCGTATGTGTGTGACACTGCCGATGCCGACAAACAAAACCAACACAGTGATGTAAATCTGGACCTGTTTACCAATTCTTATTGTAATATTGTGTTGGAAACACTGTACGATGTTGATCAGAGCTTGGGTGCATTCTTGACAGAAAAAACATTCAAGCCCATCAAGTATGGACAGCCATTTGTGATAATCGGATGTGCAGGAAGTCTAGAGGCACTACGGGCACTGGGGTATCGCACATTTGATCATGTGATAGACAACAGTTATGATAGTATTCATGACAATCGTGGCAGGTGGGCCGCAATACAGAATACCATTGCAAAAATCAATAACGAATTTGATCGATTGACCTGGTTCCGCCGTTGTCTTCCGGACATACTGCATAACCAACAGTTGTTTGCCAGTCGTGGACAACTACCATTAAATAATTTAATAAAACACATGGAGACAAAATGCCTAGAGTTAGCAGCCACACCAGTTGGCAACCATTAGAAGAAGTTGTTGTGGGGCGAGCCTACAGTCCAGACTACTTTGATTTCATCGAAGATGCACAAGTGCGAAATCAACTACAGCAAATTCTTGCTGAAACAGCTGAAGATCTGGACAACTTGCAAAAGACCATTGAGCGGTACGGAGCAATTGTGCAACGCCCAGACTTGCCTGACAAAGACAGATTTCAAAAGTTTCAAACGTTTGGCAGACCAATTCCGCTACCCCCATTGACTCCTAGAGATTGGCAAATCACTCTTGGCGAAACACTGTTACGCATACTGCCATTAAAAGAACTGGATCATATTTGTGATCAGTACGGAGATCAAGTGCGCAGTCCTCATCATGATCACGGAATTCGGCACGTGGATGGCATACATGATCCTGACTGTGTGTTAGTCGGTGCCAGTGCCAGTTGTATTGTGCGAGTTGGCCTTGATGTGTTTTTTGACAATAGTGATTACTTGCGTCCAGATCAAACACAATGGATTGTTGACAACTGCCTGAGCAAGCAACACCGTGTTCACGAAGCAGTTACAGATGGCCACGGAGATGCTGTTTTTGCCATTCTCAAGCCTGGTGTTATCTTGTCAAGCAAGCACGATGAAAACTTGCACTTTGATCGTGACTTTCCAGGCTGGGAAGTCTTGCGTGTGTTGGATTCCAGTATTGATGCTGCCATTGCCATGGGACAGTTTAAAAATCAAAGCAATGCAGGTGCTTGGTACATACAGGGACAAACACCTAGCGACAACTTCAAACAGTATGTAGACACATACTTGACTAAATGGACTGGCTTTGTGGCCGAAACAGTGTTTGACGTCAACTGCTTGGTACTAGACGAACAAAATGTCATCTTCTCAGCCTACAACAAATCAGTATTTGATTTTTGCCAACAACACAAAATCAATCCCATTATATCTGAGCTACGACACAGTTATTTCTGGGATGGGGGAATCAGTTGCTGTACCCAGGACATCAGGCGTCGGGGCGGGCTTGAACGGTATCTTTAAGACCCCATTTGATTTTTAGCCAAATGCGTTCATGGATATAATAGTCAATGCTTAACAGTATATGCAATGCTGTTGCAAATCCTGTGGCACTGGCAATATTTCCAGTAAACATATAGGTCCACAATATTGTAAATGACCAAGCGGTCAATCTATATGTGAGCATTCTTGTTATTGTTCGTTTGTGTGTTTCTACTAACTGCATACTTTCACTCCGTATTGTTGTTCAAATCTATCTGCATCTGCTCGATTGTTGACCATGGGCTCACCACGTATGTTAAGGCTGGTGTTGAGCAACATGGGGCAGTCGGTCATGACGTACCACTTTTCGAGCAGTTCTCTAATTCCACTTCCATCTCGCGGCACTGTCTGTACACGACTAGTACCGTCAGCGTGAACGATAGCAGGAAATAAGTCAGGAACCCTGCAACGAGCGACTGACTGCATATACCTACTGTTGCCGAAACCCCCAGGCATATCAAAGTAAGTATCAGCCAATTCTTCCAAAATAACGGGCGCAAAAGGTCTGAATTGTTGTCGTCGTTTGATGTCATTTACTTTCTCCTTGATTTCTTGACCTCTGGGGTCAGCCAGTAAACTGCGATTTCCTAGGGCTCTGGGACCAAACTCAGCCCGGCCCGAGGCAACTCCTACAATTTTGTCAGCCAGTAGCCGATCCAGGATACTGTTAACGGGATAGGGACCAGGAATATCATGACCCAAAAAAGCATTTTGCCAGTTGATTTTGCGCCCAAGAGTCAGTGCGGCAGCGCCAAGACTGCTGCCAGCATCACCCGGGCAAGGCATAATCCATATATTATCAAAGTAACGCCCTATTCGTGCATTGGCTGCACAATTAAGTGCAACCCCGCCCATGTAAACCAGATTGTTGCTCCAGTTGAATTGTCTTGCACGTAACATCACATTTAGAATCAACTGCTCTGCCAGTTCCTGAGCACCAGCAGCCAAGTCCATGTCATTTGATTTTTCAAGATAAGATTTGTCTATTCCTGTGTGCAGATTTTGTGTAAACTTGATATTCCATTCGTCGGCAACAAAATCATATTTAAACTTGTTGGACATTTTGCGGTCGCCATATGCAGCCATGCCCATTAGTATATACTCTTCGTCTAGTACACGTAGGCCAACGCGGCCAGTCGCTGCTGAATAAAAGAGTCCGATGCTATGCGGATAACACTGGCTCCACATCTTGCGATAATGCGCTTTACCAAATTTATCATATTCTGCCGCCCATATTGTTATTGTGTCAAATTCCCCAATGGCATCAATTACCACCACAGTAGCACGATCAAACGGGCTGGTTTGGAATCCACCGGCTGCATGACTGAGATGATGGCTGTGCGTGCTGATGCGTGCTGGCAACGTGACCAGGCCGCCTAATTGATCATTGATGATGCGTCTAGCTGTTAACTTGTTCCATTCTATGCCCTGTCCCGAGTACAATTGTCGCAACTGTTTCAACCATGGTCGTTCATAGTAGGCAATCTGATTGATTGTGTTGCCATAATCCACGGCATCTTGAATCAATTCAAGACATAGGTTTTCGTCATTTTTTTTCTTGCTGTAGCGTTCACTATGTCCAGCAAACAAGATATCACCCTGGGGAGATATCACTGTGGCTGCCGCATCATGAAATCCAGCTGCGATTCCCAGTATATTCATTTGTAGATAAATGGGTCTCGTTTGCGTAACTCTTTGAGCTTTCGGCGGTAGTGAATTTCCAATTTGATTCGATTGATTATGTTCTTAATCCAGTTCATGTGTGCGTCCTTGTTCAATAATGGCCACTTGTGATGCCGTAAAATTGCTGTCACTCCAGTGATAATCGTATGTTGCCACAGCATCGCTGGTACGAATACTGTATACATCCAAATATTTATAGAGTTGTTGCCACACAGACAAATAGTCCTGGGTTCCAAAACTACTGTGCAAATCAATCTGCGCCACTTGTGGATGTCCAATGGTCAGAGCTGGATCTTCCGGATCAAATCCATTATCTCGTAGCCATGATCTAAATTCTGCCAACTTGCGCACTTGCCAATCACGTCCAGCAGGGTTCACACCCCATTCAATATCAAAATCTCCAGCAGCTTCAGTCTGACTGCGCAGGGTGCTGGTTGTTAATTCGTCCACACTGCGACCTTCATCATTAAACACTTCCCAATGATGTTTGCCCACTGCTTTGTTGACCCCAACAAACACCCCGCCCTGAGCACGATTAATGGTATCAACCCCAAACAACTCATAGTCGTGTTGATCTAGCACAAACCTCGGTGCATGCAGCCAGCACATGAGTTGACTGGGACGTTGCCATTCTGGCGCTGTGTGTAGTTTTCTATTGCTGAGTACCCAGGATTCAAATTCATGACACAGCAAATTCAGCTGTCGTATGTGCCAGCGAGTGGTGCCGTTGGCCGCAGTGTACAACTGGCTCATTTGGCCACTGACCCCTTGAAGGTCTTCAAAGTATCTGTGCAACATGTTCATGCGTTGCTGGTTGACCATACCCCCAGGGGTGTGTTCGTCAAATGGTCCGGGAATCAAACAGTCACTAAGTGAAAAGTGATCATGTATTGTGTATCCCAGATCAGCTGAATTTATTGCCTGGATGCTGGTGTTTATTTGGTCTAGTATGTACGCACCGTTGCGCTGGCTTTGTGCAAATCCCAGAAAACAGTAATTCTTTTCTAGATGATAGTTGTTCTTTAGCAATTGATTCAGTGCGCCAAGCCATTTGCGTGACAATGATGAATCCATTACGTCAATGTGTAATGGTAATAAATTGCCTGTGCGTATATCACGCAGGGTCATTTGAATTTTATCAAGCAATTTCATCCCACCATTTCTTTATCTTGGGTCTTGCACTCAGTATGTCTGACATTGATGTCTTTGCTGTGCGAATGTTTTCTAATTGTAACACACGAGCTTTGCCTTTTGCAAGCTCTTTCTGATAGGTATCCGGCCATTGTTCTTCAAACGTTGGGCGTGTTTTTAACTGTGCCAGCACATCGCGCATGGCGGGCTCTGTACAGTTTGGAATCAATTCATCAATCCAGTCTTCCAATAGCGATCTTGGCAATGCCAGTGGACTCATGATAATATCTGGTCCAAAGCTGAATATGACCTTGGCCAACAAGTCCACATTGTATTCCTGTGCCAACTGCTGTATGTTCTCAACTTCAAACATGCCCGGCAGCGTGAGTGTGAAATCTAATCGCATTTGTCTGCGGTGACGTTGGTGTGATAATCCTGCTTCAAAGTTGTGTCTAAACTGCTGGTAGTCAAGCCCTGTTCTAATGTATTCACCGATTGCTCCAGTGCCGTCAAGGCTCGCGCAAATTTGCCAATCTCGTACATGATCCAAAATATCACTGTAAAGATTACACCCCCTATAATTAACACGGCTAAGATTGGTATTGTATCTAGCATATACTTGCCCTCCATCCCCTAATTCAATTATGCGTTGCATATAACGCCAGTGCTGTTCGTACATGAGTGGTTCGCCGCCCACCCAGTATATTTCCTCCACACTGTGCTGTTCTACTGCTGTGGAGAATTCTGCTTCGATTTGCTGGTCTTGAAATTGAGATATTTGTTCACGTATTTCCGGCAATTGCCAATTGTTTTTAGAGTTGGTCCAGTCAACCATGTTGTGTGTTTTTTGCTCGGCTTCCCAACTGCTGGATAACATGTCACCACACATTCTACACTTGAAATTGCACAAGTTCGAAAATCTATAGTCCCACGACACTGGCCGCATGGTTGTAGATCCTGATTGGTCTGTTGATTCATATACTTGATCTAGTTTGTGTTGGAACAAATGCCAAAAGTAATCTCGGTACACACTGGTATTCAGCAGTTTGTCATTGCATACTTCACACTCGGGCAAGGATTCCCCGGCCAGCATGCGTTGGCGCACACTGCGCATGTGGTCACCGTTCCAGTGTTGTTCCAGTGTTATTGGTATGTATTGCCCAGAACCTGCCGCAGTGTCAATATACTGACGAAAGTTTTGCGCAGGTTCTCTAGACGCACAGCACAGCCGCCGTTCGGTTTGCGGACTCAGGTATGTGTGAGTCCACGGGGCCAGGCAAAGACTAGATGTTTTTGACATAATTCAGCAATTGCGACAATTTGGGTATGGCCCATTTTAAATCAGTGTCACGACGTTGATCCAATTGGCGTATTTCTGCGCAGATTCTCTCACCCGAAGTGCTGGTTCCTTGATTCATAAAATCAATGATTCCATCAAAGTCAGCACGATATTCTGTACTGGCTTGTTGTAGGTACTGTGTGATTTCTAGCTTGGCATGTGCAGGCAAAGCAGCCACACTAAAATACCAAGCATCATGCATGATATTCCAGTACACAAAGTCAAAGTCCTGTAGGCTGATCCACAATGCAGTGTCTTCAAGATAGCACACATTAAAGATATTCACAGTACTACAGCATTGCAACTGTAGGTTGGGCATTTGAGTCCTTAACGCCCGAAAACGATCAAGATTATCTACTACCTTGGGCCAACTGGCGTTGGTGCGTTGATATTCAAATCTTGACCCTACATCGTCGATGCTGATGGCAATTTCCACAGTTTTAAAATGTTTCCAAATTGACGGTGCTTGATCTGGGAATTGTGTTCCATTTGTGTTGTAATGTATTTCCACGTTGCCAGCAATGCCACGATCCACCATGCCTTGCAACATGTCAAAATGTTCCTGAATCATAAATGGCTCGCCACCGGTGAATTCAATATATTTGATCTGACTCAATATTGAATCAATTTCCTGCCAAAAATTCTTGTTGTCCCTAGGCCAAGCCCCGGCACGTAGCATCTGATAATGAAATGACTGCTTTTGTTCCTCACGTGGCAAAAAGCTCAGTTCTTCTGTGGCAAATTGACTGCTACTCCACGATCCACATATACGGCATTTTAAATTGCAAATGTTGCCTAGTTTTAAATCCAAGAACATCAGGGGCTTGGCATGTGCTGTCCAGTCTGTATCAATGCCCATGTGTTTGAGTCTGTCCAGGGTGTGCATGCGTTTGCTGGTGCGGCCAGCATCTTCCTCGTTCCAGCACTTGCGGCATGTTTTGGGCTGTTGCCCCTGAAGGAATTGTTCACGCAGAGATTGCATTGATTTGGAATTTTGCACAGAGGCAAAGTCAGCAGTTAACAATGAGAACTTTTGACCAGCATCATCCACCAGCTCATCATCAGCTAGACAGCAAGGACGCACAGTTCCTATGGGACTGGCTTCCAGACTGACCCAGGGCAATACACAAAACTTCTCATGAGGCAGGTTCATTTTAGGGCCTTTAATTCTGGGATCACATCTAGAATGTTTTCTTTTCTAATGGTATCTAGCTCATGTGTTTTGCGCCAGAATGTATCAATTAAATGAGTATTATCTGTTGCGTTCATAAACGTAATAGCTGACTCAAATCCTTGGGTGGCACGACCCAGGCGATCCTGGGGACGAAGCCATTCTAGATGCTGTGTCCACTTTGCGTGTAACTGTGCTTTGTATTTCAACGGAGCAATATCAATCCTGTAGTGCTGTGGATCTTGTAGTATGTTTACATTGAGATCTTGTGCGCGAATCAATCCTTGGTCTACCCAAGCACGATGAAACTCTGACAGATGCATTGCATTCATGATGCTTAGTGTAGGCGAGATGTAAAAATCCACGTCGGGACATGTGGCCAACATATCTATACGGTTCTGGCGCACCACACCCCAGTCTGTGCCTTTACGTATGTATTCACCGCGTGAGCCCATGTCGTCCAGGCTGGCACCCACTGCAACTGATTTAAATTGCTTCCAGTATTCAAATACACTGCGACCTTTAAGGTCTGTATGTGTGAAGTTTGTGTTGTATATCAGTCTGACATCTGTGCGCCCACGTCGAACCAGTTCTTCCAGGATATTGTAGTGTTCTTCCATTAATAATGGTTCACCCCCGGCAAAGTATATTTGTTCCACATAGTCTAAATGGGGAATCAATTGAGTCCACATGTCTGTTTCTGTGCGGCCTGCGTAGTTTAATACTTTGTTTTGTGCTTTCCAATCTCCGCCAGCTAACTTGGCTTGATCTTGATACCAGCTTGAACTAAAGATATGGCCACAGCTACGGCAACTTAGGTTACACAAGTTGCTGAAACGAATGTCCCAGTAAGTCATTTCAAACGGGTTGTCTTCCAACTTCTTGATCTGATGCCCGTGATGTTTATTGGCGCTCTTACGGCCACTAAAGAACCCCGATTCTTCTTGCTCGTAGCAACGTGTGCAGGCAGCATTGGGCGTTTCGCTTAACATATCTGCACGTAGCTTTTGCATGGGTTTGCCGCGCCAGATTTCCTCAAGTGTGTTGGTTCTACAGTTGCCTACCACACCCGGCTTCATTTCAGCATGACAGCAAGGATATGCTTCGCCTGTGGGGTATGCGTGTAAGTGTATCCAAGGATAGATACAAAACGTTTTTGAATCTTTTAATAAAAATTCCTCACGCTCGGTCAGCTCTGTGGCATGTACTAGATCTGTTGAGTTGTAATTGTATGTCATTATAGTGAATTATACCACTCGGTCAGTTCCGGAAATGCATCCGCAAAGTTTTTACCCCTGCGGTTGTCGTACTGTGTGTAGAACTGTTTGAAGTCTTGCTGTAGCACTGATTGTTCAGCGGCTCCGGCATGTGGTGTTTTGACCACATCTAAATAGTCTACTAGGCGTTGTAATTGATTCCACTCAAATTCCTGGAACAAGCTTGATCCTTTATTATCAACCATGACCTGGACCAATCGCTGTTGAAGTTCTTGGCGTAAATGATCGGGTAACACTAACGGGCTTTGGAAACTAGGGAAACGTAGAATATTCAAGCTGACATTAATGGAATCATTTCCGTATTCGCGCTTCCAATTCAGCACACACTCTAAAAATGAATCCAGTGTAGTCAAGCACAGTGCATTAATGGTACACATAACGTGTAGGCCACGGAACTTGCCCGAGCTTAACAAACGTTCTACATTGTTTGCCCAGTCGTCAAATACCAGGCCATCACGAATGTATTCTGCTTGTAAACTCATTGCTTCGTTTGAAGTGTATAGGTCTACTTCCACACCATCAATAGCAGTTAACAGGCGATCAACATCAACATCGGTGCCTAGGTTACTGTTAATGGCCAAGCGTGTGGTACTCTTGCCTTTGTTGGTTTTAAACCACTCAATTAGTCGCCATGTTTCGGCACTCATCAAGGGTTCACCACCGGTGATCCTTAGCTCTTGTAGTGTTCTGTGGAGGTCTGACTCCCACCATTGGTGGAACGCTTCCACATAAGGATTAACCTCACCGAATTTATACAATTGGCTGCTATCATGAGTATGAGTAAAGTGATTGCGCCCGTCTGATACAAGTCCTGTGTATGCCCCGTTTCGTTTAATGTCGTTAACCCATGTAGTGCTGAAAGCAGGATTACAGTAACTACAAGCAAACTGGCAAGTGCGATCAAAAGCAATTTCCAATGTTTTGAGATTAAAGTCTTCACGGGCTGGAGTTGCGTAAGCATGTTTCAAATCCTTTATTTCGTAAATTTTACTTTTGTACACACGGTCGCTGATGTTGTCACGACCAATGTCCTCTACCTTCCAGCAATATTCACAGCCGCTGGGACGTTCTCCCCGTTGCATTTGCTCACGTTCCATTTTCTTTTTGGTAGTGTTGTGCAGTGCGCTGGGGTTTAACTTGATCTCTTCAACGTCAATTGCATGCGGCAGTGGGTGATGACAACTGGTAGTTTGCCCACTTCCTAGCCATATAGTGGCGTTGTACCATTTGGCAGCACAAAAACTGTTAGACAGTTTGTCCAGTACTGTGTGTTTAAAATCTAAATCAGTCATTAAATTTGTTTTCTTTAAGAAATTGACGAAAACGCTCGGGGAATTCATCACGCACAGTGTCACGCAGTTCTAACATGTGCTGTTGATTGTATTTACATACGCTGGAGCAGGCCGCAAGGAATTCATCTAGATTCTGAGCACACAAATCTTCAACTACCTGTGTAATACGTGTGAGTCGATCCTGGCTGTTGTCAATCAAATCAAAACTTTCGTCAATCACATGCCCAAATGTCTTGAAGCCTAGGTTACGCATGTCGCGATAGTATCCGCGATTGGCTGCTGCTATCCAAGGATGTCCCATGGCCACAGGCTTCCATATCTTTTCAGTTCTAAATGAATACGGATATTCAAACACTGTTTCTGATACTAGACTAAAGTAGGTGTCGATATAGGGATCGGCCTTGAGATATATTTCTCCCCATTCTTGATTAAACAACCCAAATTTGATGTAGCCGTGTCCTAGGTTGCGATCTACATTGACACTGTATCGATCAACTTCATAATGAGCCGGTAAAAGATGCGGATCTCGATGTGTGAGCATTAGATCTTGACCATTAAATGGCACAGACAAATTAATTTTGCCACCAAGCCCGCCCTCCAAGCAACTCCATAAACTCTGATCTAGCAGGCCCATGATATTGAGTTTTTCTATTAGAAACTTACGATGCCCACGAATACGCCCATTTAGAAACAAAAACTTATAGGGCTTGTTAGTGGTTGAGTACAGCGCCTGTGCTTGTGTAATAGCAGCGATGTTTTCTTCATAGTCGTGTATCTTGGGCAAGAAACTATCATACAGTAAACAGGGCCAGGTTTCATCCATGTCCCCACCACCAACCAATAACACACGTCCGGATTGTATTAGATCCGCGCAGTTGTGCACATGCTCGCAGTGTGCTTTTAATGTCTCGCTGCCTTCGGCTGGATTGCTCAACACAACACTGATTGTGTTGGAGGTCACTAACTCTCTGATTCGATCTTTATTTAAATTATATTGTGCGCGGCCAATTACATAAATGGCGCCTGGTACTATGTTGTGCTTGTTGAAATTGTAGAAATGATCATCCAGCCAGGGCTTTAATTGATCATAAACTTCGCACATTGTATCAAGTATAAGTTTACGATTATCTAGCATTGTATTCACATTCTGCCCACCAGGCTCGCATTTCGGGAAAGGTCTTTAAAAAATCTGTGTTGCGGCGGCGATCGTGTTCAGTAAAAAAACGATAAAAATCTGCTCGTGCCACATTGTGATCAGCAGTTTGGCCACTGCGCATCCAGGCAATGTCTCTGTCCAAACGTGCCACTTCGTAGTCCTTGAATCCATGATAAGGGTTGTCGGGTGTGGTCAAGTGTGTGCTCATCCAATCTCTAATGTCCTCTAATTTTTGTGCATAAGATTCAGGCAAAATTTGCAAGCTTTGCCATGCAGGGTCGCGCAGTACAGGCGTATCAAACCACACACGCTGATATGTGGTGCTGTGCTTGCGGCGTAGTTCTAGTATGCCTTCAAGCAGTTGTGGCAGACTACTCACAGAGAGATTGTTCATTGTGATAATAAACGTCAGGCTGTTGTAACTGGGCACTTGAGTCAGGTATTGATCTACTCTACTCCAAACTAGATCAAAATCCATGCCATGACGCATGTACTCTGCTTGTGAGCCCCATCCGTCCAAGGAGACATATTGCATAAAGTGTTCTATGCGCCCGTCACAAATGTTTTGTACTGCTGTTAGATATTTGTCAAATAGCACTTGGTCTACTGAAAAGTTACTTGTGACATTCAAGTGTAGTTGCTTTGACGGGTTTTGAATCACATAGTCAAACACTCTATAAGTGTTTTTGTCCATGAGCGGTTCGCCGCCGGTCATGCGAAAGTGCACCAGTTCAGGGTACAGAGTAGGCCACCACTGCCAAAACGCTTCAACGTAGGGATTGTTTTCTCTCACAGGAATTGGAGTTCGAGTTCCAACAAAGTGAGACGGTGAGTTATGCTCGGTACTGGTGGGGTAACCTCCCTGTCTAGCAATCTCATCAGCCCAACTAGAACTAAACTGAGGAGAGCAGTAACTACAGCGTAGATTGCAAGCATGATTGAAATTGACTTCTACATAACTAGGCACAATATCATCGTCCCAGTTTGCGCTTACAATTTTTCCAAAATCTTTTTCAGCCCAAGATTCTCCGCTGCGGTAATGCCGATCACTCAGCTTGCCGTTATCCTCCATGGTCCAGCAATAACTGCATTCTGCAGGGCGCACACCATCAAGCATTAATTTACGCTGTTGTTTTTTGTGTTCAGTATTGTGCAATCCGCTTGGGCCTCGCTTGATGTCTTCGAGACGAATTTCATGCAATGGTGGATGGTAACAACTGTTATTGAGGCCTGTGGCCAGGTGCAGACTAACCTGTTTCCACTTGGCTAGACACATGCTGGGACTTACTGTGTCCAGTCGTTGTTTCATGGTTTCGGCATCGTCAAGAAACTTGCTTTTGAATCCATCCACAATTTTATCCCCAGACACCTGAGTCAGATCATGCGGTTGATATTCTGCAATGGCCTGTTGATATTCCACACTGTTGATTGTTGCCAATTCCATTCGCATCATTTGAGCAAAGTCAGACTGATCCAGGGAGATGTTGACAATGATGTCAGCGCCGGTTGTGTCCAGTGGATATTCAGTGTAATATTTTTTATGGTACGATACATGTGCCTTGGCATGCTCTAATTTGCCGGGCATGTCTTTGTCACGATACTGATCCTCTAGATACCACTCTCGTTGTAGACTGCTACCCAAATCAGACTTGATGATTGTGATTTTCTGTCCCGGAAACAACCGACTCAACAACGGAGCATTTACACAGTGTGTGAGTATCAGGTCCTGATCTGGCAAGACTGAGTCTGCTGTTAGGTAACGGTATTCAAAACGTTGATTTTTAAGCAAATGATCATAGGTGGTGTGACTGGTGAATTCCGTTGTTCCTGTTAGATATTGGTAGTATCTGTTTCCACCTGCGCCGGGGTAAAATGCTATGATCATAATTGTGTTGCTGTTATGTAAAAAATGTCAATGTCCAATAATCTGTCTGTTATGGTCAATCCGCTTGATGCCAGATGTAAATTTAATTCATCAATCACTTGATTGTACGAAAATTTTAATCTATGAAACAACAACGTGGTAATTGGAATTGTCACTATAACACGCCCATTTTGTTTTAATACAGGAACAAGTTTGCCAATAACTCTGGCACAATCAGCCACAGTCCGGTATCTAAATTCAGTTAGGCCTGCTAAAATTATGTTGTTGTACTGAATTGAGTCTGGTACATGGTTGTACGAATCAACAAAACTGACATTGTGCACATGTAATTTATTCCATATCACTTGTGAGTCTGTTAATTCAATTATTTTGTCAATCTGTATATCTTTGGGCAGTGTGTACGGGAAACTATCAATTGACATGGTGCTGCCGTTGACCATGTTGTTTTTAATAAATGCCACTGGGACAGGCGATATTTTTCTAAATCTCAATAAAGGATGTAGTGCTTTGTACACTCTCCAGGCAAATAATTTTTGTTTTACATGCATAATTTTTTTTCATAATACATGTTTGTTGTTGGATGAACAAAATTAAAATGTGTGCCATCATCGTGTTCAATGTAAGACTGTTTGATTTTTACAAAATTCAACGGCAGTAGAGACAAACTAACTATGTCAATCAGGTCCTGGTCATAATTGTCCGTGAGATTATGCCAGTGTTGGTCAGTGGTTATTAAGTATTTGTTAATTGCTATGTAAACCCAGTCTGGGTTGGCAGCTTGTATTTTTTTATCAATTGCCAGCAATACCTCTTCTAGTTTGTTATCAAGTTGATTCACAAACACTGCCAGCAATCCAGTGTTGTGCACTGTTCCAATTTTGCAATCTGGCAACTGAGACTGAAAGTACTCAACATCATTGTCGCCGTGCAGTTCCAGGCTAGTAATGCTGTGTTGTTTTACAAAATCAACAAGATATTTGTCTTGCAAGATGTTGCAGCCAAGTCCTTGCAACTGCTGGATCCGCCAACTCATGTGTTACCAACCTTCTTGTTGTCTGATAACATCTATCTCTCGTGTCATTACACCACGGTTGTGCCAGTTGCTACGATAGTGATGTTTAAAGAATTCACTTTCTTTGTGTAGCAAAGTATTCATTGGCAGGTCCAACTGAGTGTGCAACTGCTCTTGATATCTCACAATCAATTCAGCCGAATCCACTCCCTGGATAGATTTCCAAAGCTGGTCCAATGCATCAAAGCTCTGCACATCTCTATAGTCCCAGTCAGTTAGCATGGTCATGTATGTGCCCATTCTAGCACCAGCAATGGCCCACGCACCCTGGTCAACATCCAACCCAACGTTTTGCCATATGGTAAGATGATCAAGGTTGCGTTGATGCACACGGTCACGGAATTCAACTACTGTGGGACGTCGGCCACGGTCCAGGCACATCTTGACCCCTTCCCTAAAGCCGGCACGCCAGGCGTGCTTGGGCGAGCCGTTGGGGTATGTGGTTGAATAACAATCGTACATGCTCCAGTACAAGGGATCAAAACAGAACTCCACTTGAGTTTCGGTACGCCCATCTGTTGCTTCGTGTGTTTTCATGTCATTGACAAACTTACGTGTCCAGCTACTGATACCACCGTTGCCATACATGAGCCCATTGATGTGGTTACGAGCACGCCAGCGATACACTGCATTTTCCCAGTCGGTGTCTTGGTATTCTATAGTCAGGTTAAAGAATTTTTCATCAGGTAAATTATCACCATCAATCAAAACAAAACGTTCAGTATCACTGGCAGCGGCAGCGGCCTTGTGTGCCGCATCACTACCTTGGACTCCATCCACACGTTTGGCCCAGGGAATCATGTTTTTGATTTTGACCCAGAACTCTTCTTTTTGTGGTTCGTCGTAACTTAAATATATGCAGTCTAGATCTGCAATATCAATCTTGTGCATGGTTATTCAAACTCCATTTGATGTGTGGTTCGCTAGGCTCTACCACAATGGCCACATTGGTTGGGTCACAACATGTGCCATCCTGTCCAGGACGTAATTTATTAAATTGTCGAGTCTCAATTAGCACTAGGTGGCCGTCGACCACTCGTGCGTTTGTGGGGCTGATTAAATAGGTTTCTAGATCAACTTCTATGTAGTTACCGGGCAAGTCTTCCATGGTGTAGAATAACGGCCGTCCTTGGTCATTGTAATATAACCGATAGAATACAGGTGCAGGTGCAGGTGGATTCCAGGCAGTTAGTGCAGCCCAGAAGTTATCAGTTGTTGCTTGAGTCATGTTCTAACCAATCCTTGACGTGATAATGAAACATACCAGTCTGAGCTACTGAATTGATGCGTAGTCCAGGATTAGTGTGTTCCCATACCAGTTCCTGTGTCCAGTTATTGCTGTGTATTGGCTGGATGTGTCTTTTCATGTGCACAATACTTGGACCTAGTTCTGCTGGTAATGTGACATTTTCCACTCCCACAATCACTGCCGCCATGGCATAAACCACATCAGTTGTTGCATGGTCATCGGGAAATTTAAGCAACATTCGCCACTGTGGCCAATTTTCAAATATGTTGCGAACCACATCAAAAAACTCACGGGCAGTTTTACTCAATCGCCAGTATGTTATTGCATTGTACACATCTGGCAGATTGTTGGTGTCAAACAATTTTCTGTAAAATCTACTGGTTGCAGGCTCATTGTAAAATGTCCTACACCCTTGACTTATCACAACATCTCTATGCTCAAACAACTGCCACCAATGATCCACGGGACTTGTGCACAACATGTCAGCTTCAAGTTTGATTGTTTGGCGATACGGGCTGGCTGAAAAACATTGCCAATCGTTGGCATACCCGTGAATGTTGCTAGTTGGTAATTCAACAACATGTGTGAACAAACTCCAGTCACAACGGTCGTTGGTCATGATTGCTATGTTTGCATCTGGATGCCATTGTCGAATACTGATTGCCAATTTTTCTGCGCAATCAGTGTAGCTAACAGTGTCAGAATTGATAGCTGGGATCAAGTACCCACGCTCAGCAAGTATTGGCAATTATTTCCCCTAGTTGTAATTTACCCATGGCATGGAAATCTTGTTGTTGCAAATTGATCCAACGAGTTTTATTGTCGCCGGTGACAAAATCAACTCTGTAATGATCCTGTCCCAGCTGTGTTAGTTTGTGCTCAGGTAACAAACTTGCTAGGTTCCAGGGTATACTGCACTGTGGCTGCATGTGCCCGTTAACTGTGTTTAGCGCAATGCTCAAGGCATGGTCATTGCGGTATGTGCCGGAATTGTTTGCATAGAGATTTCTATAATGCATCCAATTATTTCGAACCATGCTCATAGCATCAAATATCATTTTGGCTGTGTCGCTACGCCTAAACATCATTACAGTAGCCCACCACATGGGCATGCGATAGTTACCAAAATAATTAAGCCCAGTAAAATCAGTCAACCCAGTTACGTCACTGGCCCAGCGATGTGCAAGAAAGTTATCGGGGCTTTGTAAAATTGTGCCAAGTTGATTACTTGCAACGACATAGTCTGCATCCAGTACCAGGGTCTGATCCCATGGACTTAATGCATAAGCATCCATGCGATTGGTGTTGTGCCAGGTTACTGTGGTGTTGTAATCACTAAAATATCGTTTGTTTGCTATGCCAAGGTTAGCAGGTCCAACACAGATGGCTTTGTCAAAGCCTGACAGATCCTGCTGTTGTGTGTCGGTGATCAAACAAACTGGTATGTTTAGATGTCTACGGATGTTGTTGGCTGTCCAACGTGCCATGGACACATAGTCTATTTGTTCGTTGTTAAATGCAAATACCAGGGCACCAGTAGTCATCGTTTTTTGTTGTTCTCTTCGTGCTCTATTAGCCAAGCATTCATTTGCTCTTGCCAGCGTTGTTGGCTTTGTGCGTACAGCTCTTTGGTATCAACTTGAACAGGGTTTTCGTACAGGTCCAGAATCACTGCGGTTGCATCTGGGCAGGTTAACAGTGTGGTTTGTAGCTCGGGACCAGCTCGCCACATGCCTCCGCGATAGGCAAACAACATCCTAGCTAGGTATTTTTCTTTTAGCAGTTGCTTGGCCGCTGTGTGTTCAAATCTTGCACGGCCGTGTTCAATAAGTTGCGCAGTATTCATCTAGTAATTATACAGGATTTTTTGACAAAATAAAAGGGCCTTGCGGCCCTTTTGGACAATTGCATCAATTAACTTACACTGGCTGCAATAGTAGGAGTTCCCCAGCTGTTGGTCAAGTTTGTGGTTGCTGGTGGAACAAAACGACATACCACAGCCGGTGCTGTACCAAACGAAGAGAATGGGCTGGCAGTGTCTGTTCCACCACTGATGTTAGATGTTTGACCTGATCCTGAATCTGACCAAGTGGTAACAAATGTAAGCGTAGTTGATCCAGCATTTTTTGCGGCAGTGACTCTAACAAAGTCAGAAGTATAAGGGGAAACTGTTGAGGTCAACTGGAACATTGTTGTGGCAGCGGCACCGGCTGTTAGTGTGTACCAGCCAGTTGTGGTCAAGTTTGGACTAGGTGTGCCTGATCCACCAATTCGAGTAAAGCCTGTGTAGCTTTGGCCAGCAATGGTCTGCGCCGCACTGTTTACACGACCACTCATGTACAAGGTACCAACTGTACCAATAAGAGTGTTCCAGTCTGGGTCAGCGTCTGTGCCGGTTGATGTTTTGCTCATGTCCAAGCGTACAAGTCCACCTGCATTCCAGAAGTATCTTGCTTGATCAGCACTGGGGAAAGTAACTGTGTGCGTGAACGTGATAGTCCAGGCGCTGGCACCTGAACCAGTGCCCGTTGTTTTGGCGCTACTACCGGTCCATGTTGAACTGGTTGTGCCGCTGGCGGCAGCGTTGCCACGATTGGGTGTGATGTTGGTCAAGTCTGTGTTGATTGCTGCCAAAATACTAATGGTCTGACCTGTTGTGGGTGCGGATCTTGATGTTATGGTTGTGCCAGTTTGTGCGCCCATACTAGCTATGTTGTTGACTAGGCCTGCCCACTGTGTAGCTGTTACAACGGTTGATCCGCCGGTCACAGTTGAGAGTGCAGTTTGTCCCCATCCACTATCGCCTGATCCGGTGCTCCACACGTTGTTGACGTTGGCACCAGATGTGGTACTAGCAAATCCGTTGTAATCTGTTGCTTGGATTAATCCGCCTGATGAATATGTCATTTGTTTTACCTTATTTGATTGTTACTATGGATTCGACCAGGCCAAGTCCAGTAGTTGTTTTGGCTTCTAATGCACGGCCAATCACGTTGAATGCCGTTGCTTCGCCAGGTAGTGCAGCTCGGGCTGTTCCAGCACCTGCTGACACAAGGCGATCACCTTTGCGCACCACTCCGTTGACCTTGACTGGCACACGTCCAGTCATAGCAATTGGTGGGTGTGTTTGGTCGTTGCCGGCACCAGAATTCATTAGATACGCTGCATTCGTACTCACAACGCCAAACACTTCTTCGCTAAGATCAGAAATGCTCATTGTAATTTCATTTGTGCCGCCAAGTTCGACCACAGTGCCTGGCTCTAGGTACGCATCGGCTGCAAAACGTTCAGCCACGTCAGCGTATTGTGCTGAAGTGGCCTGGGCAAAAACCGTGTTGAAGTAACTGCTGGAACTGCCAATATTGCCCACACCGTTACCGGCTGCATTTATAAGAGCAGTTGCTCCAGCTGCCGAATTAAGTGACAGAGTAGTTGGGAATGACACAACCGATGTTGCTCCATTAACCAACATAACTGTGGTAGTAACACCGCCGTCATTTACCTTGACAGATAAGTTGGCATCTTGTGTTTGATTCTGTAATGTAACTTCTGATGTGCCGGTGTTGACAGAAATTTTTGCGTCTTGGTCAACACCAACTGTCAGTCCTGAATCATTCAGGACGCCTAGTGTGCCCGATGTGGTGCCGTTGGTATTGTTGCGTATAAATTCTGAACTTGTGAATCCGCCAAGACTTTGTGCATCAGTAGCTGTTCCACGGAACAGTGCGTTTGATACTGTTGTGCTGAGCTGGATACCAGGACTGATTGTTGCAAAACCAGTAATGCTTGGTACTGGAGTAAACGTAGCATCCTTTGATATCAACCCAACCAGTGTGTCTTGAACGTACAGTTGAATAACTACGTGATTTACGCTGAGGTTATCTGTTAGTGTGGTAACAATTGCGCCCGATGTTCCTTGTCCGGAAGTTGATGCTGGACCAACCAGAATAAAAGCAGCACCATTGTAAACTTTCAACTGTTGATTGACAGTGTCAAACCAAAGATCTCCAGCCACATTGCTGACGGGCGCAGTAGATGATGCAGTTGATGCTGAAATAACTTTGAAAGTTGTACCGTTGTACACTTTCATGACGTTATTGGTTTTGTCCCACCACAGTTGTCCTGTAAGCGGTGCGCTAGGTGCAGTGGTATTAGCACCACACTCTAGCAAGTGCATGAAGTTTTCGTCTAAAAACTCGCCGTAGCCGGCATAGTTTTTACCCACTAAGATCATGCTACTAGCGGTGTTAATTGTACCATCTGCAATGGTAGCAAAAATGCTGCCGTCAGTTAAATTGATTGTATATGCCATTTATCGTTACTCCGTCATTTCAGTATTTATGGGCGAATTCTATATTCATATTTATGCTGCACTCAAGTTAGTTAACGTCTGAATGCGCACAGTATAATCTATTTGTATTTGCCTATTTAAGCTTTTTTGCACAGGATGAAATATCACGTGAGTCAAAAGCATAAGATTGCTTGAAGAACCTTCCCAGGCTTTTAATCCCAGCTCATCAAACACGTATTCACCATTGAAGTTTGTGCTGTTGTCAAATGCTTGTTGCCCAGCTGGTTCACCGTAATCTAGCAAACAAGTGACCAAAACGTCAGTGTACACTTGCCCAGAAGTGTGCAACACTGTGAGCTTGTTGCGGGTTGGGTCTGTATTGGCAGCAGAATTGTCATCAACTACCTTGATAAAAGTTTGGTTGTACAAGTCGGCGTTTTGACCAGTTACGTTAGGGGGCAGATATGTAATGACCCCTGTTGGATCCACGCTACTGCCACCGTTGCCAAATGCCATGGCATAGATATAGCCAAGGTCTTTATTGGCAATGCTCTGGGCCAATGCAATACTCATATTTTCATAATGAATTGCATTTTTCTTGTCAACGAATGTTTCCCCGTTGTTGGGGTCGTAGATCTTTAAGAATCCCTGCACTGCGACTGGAATTAGTGGCATCATGACCGAGCCTCCACTAGTACTTCTTGTGTGTTTGGATCAAACACACGAACGTAGGCTGCAAGCTGTATGTTGCCTTGGTCGTCGGGCCGAGCTGGTTTACGCTCGGGTGTGTTTGGGGCATTATTAATATTGTTGTCTTGGGGCATCATGTTTTATTTATGTCCTTTATTCTCCGCGCAAAAACCTTGCGGCATAGGTATCGGTATCTTGTAATGGAACACCATCGCTAGCTGTGCCTGCTCCCAATTGATACCAGCTTTTCCCACGTAGTAAACTGATAGACACTTGATATCCAGATTCAGGTGCTTGATCAAATTCCACAGTAACTGGGTTAGAATTGATAATGCTGTATCCCGAGGACTGTAGTGTGCCACCAATTCGTACTTCAACTGCTTCTAGGATTTCAGTAGAATCCAATCCAGATACCGATATTGATTCAGTTTCAAACACTGTGGTTGTTCCATCGCCTAGGAAGTTTTCATTAACTATATAGTTTTGGTATTCAGATATTAGTAAATTACCACTACCAATGTCATATACTGCGGCTCCAACTGCATGTGGTGCGGCTGCGGTTCCGGCAGTACCACGGCGCAGACCACTAACTGTGTTGTTTGCAGTATCGCGGTTGCGATAGGTAATGCGTTCGCCATCAATTGTGATATACCCAAAAATACCCAGGGGCAGATTTGGTTCAGGCAAGGCTGTCACATCACTGACATAAATTATGTCATCACTTGCACTCAAAGCCACTGCAACTTGGGTTGTCGTGGCAGGTGTGATTCGATAGGTGCGCTGTAGTCCTCGCATGTCTTGGAATATGCGGAATGCCATGGCTTCTGGTACCACTTGATTTGTCATGCTTGTAATTACCACCACTTGAGATGCGCCAATTACTGGATTATTCAAAATAACCAACGACCCATCAACCACAAAGTCACGTCCCGAAGACAAGTATCGTCCATCAAGAGTAACAATCAAACGTTCAGGTTTGAGTATTAGACGTCCAGTGTCAAATTGATTGTTCTGAATCAATGTACCACTTTGATAGTCATACGAGCCTGGCTCGCCGGTGGTATTGCCAGTGTCGTACAGGGTATCGCTGTATCCTTCAGTTATCACTAGCCCTGATTCATTCGGGCCCACAAATACTTGTGTTAGCAATTGTTGTTGGGTAGTGTCGTTCCATGAAGTAACCGAAATAACATCTCCTACTACAGGAATCAAACCCTGACTTGGTTGGAATGTGATCTGATTGCCCACTACCCAATACTGTGCTTTGGTTCTAACAGATATCAATATATTTGATAAGTTGGCTGGCGGTGTAGCAAATTCAATTGCTCGTTGTGTGCTATCGTCAGCTGGATCAACTGTAAAGTCAACTCCCAGTACTTGTGCAACGTTGTTGACATACACTGCAACATCGTTGTCAGCCACAAGATTCAAGCTATACCCACCCGTAGTTGGTAGATCATAATAAACAGTGACTCCATCTCCAACATAGTCTATCCCTTCTGCAGGACGAGCTCTTGTGCCATTTTTGTTTACTACCACATTAACTGGGTTGGTTCCCATCATGCTGTTGGTCAGTGTGTAAGTCAGCGCACCAGTGCTGTAGATGTACTGAGTCACTGGCAAGCTCCATGTACCGCCAACCTCAGCACCAAGAGCTGTTATTGTCACACTGTCTGTTGAAGTAAATGCACTGCTAAATGTAATCAATGTGTTTACGGTGGAGTCTGCACTTGATGTAAAGTTAGATACTTGAACACCATTCACAAACACCACTAAACTATCAATCAAACTATAGGTCATTGGGATTACCACTGTAGACCCAATATCGGATCCCAAGTATGTTTGTGTAAACAACTGATTACCGCCGCCCAGGGAATACGCCGCAATAGTGAGCACATCACCAAGGCTGGCATTTGCACTGATAATTGTAACTGTAGAATTTACCCAATTAACTGTGTAATCAGTGCCAAGTGCTAGATCAACCCCAGTGGTTAGATTGTATACATTTAGTGCAATTGCATTGTTTAACAATCCAACAAAACTCAAACTGCTGCCATCAAAAATATAGTTACGATCTTTTTCTGGCCAGCCGTGTCCATCACCTATCCAGTCAGCCCCCGGTGTGGTATACACACGCATGTCAAGTGTATCATATGTGATACCTGGCACCAACTCTTCTGGAGCATGACTCTCGTATGTGTCAACAAATGCACCACCGTCAACATTGATGTCCGTAGGGAGTGTTCCGAGGTACGGATCCAAGAACGAACTGCTGTACGCTGCATCTAAAATAGCTGGATCGTAAGTTGGGATACCCTCAGCATCATACGAGATATTGTCAAACGGGTTGATGTCAAAGTTTCCAACATCAAATCCAGTATTTTGGTCAAACCCTGGACCCATTACTTGCACACCTGGGTAATCAATGCCACTGATCAATAATGCTAGATCTAGGCCAGGCTGATCAGGAGTGGGTGCATAATATCCCATGGTGCGATCAACACCAGTTAGATCACCAGCGGGCACCACTGTCCAATCTGTTGGGTCAAATGTTGTTGTCTGTACTTGTGCGTTTGCTGACCATACTCGATCTGCATAACGTACCATGGTACCCTCTGTGTATATCACCCCAGATTGCCACGGAACCACAGTTGGAGTATACTGATAACGATCATATCGCATGGTTGTTGTTAAACTACGCACACGAGAGTTGCCCATGTAAGCCACTGCACTTGCACCTGAACCACCGCCACCTGTTATGGTAATTATTGCAGTGGTGGAATATCCCTCGCCTGCAGATACAACATTAATTGCCACCACTTGGCCTGCGCTGTTGATTTGTGCAGTCATTGTGGCAGGTGTAATACAATCACCAGTAACAGTCACTGTGGGTTGAGTAATATATCCAGTGCCGCCAGACACTATCCCAACATTTTCAATACTCAATAGATAGTTCTGATACCATTGATTCCAGGGGAATGTAGTCCACACAGGATCAGTGCTTGGGCGGCTGCTGGTTGTACTCAAGTTGCCAGTATTGTCTAGTACCGGACTAACAAACAGTTGCTCGGCGGCATCCCAGTATGCTGGTAAATCAAAATCAGTCACGCTACCAAGATATTGGTCAAATCCTTGGTACTTCAAATTAAATTCTCTTATTTGAACATGGTATGGCTTGACTTCGTTAATGTAGTCCAATACAAAGTTTTGATTGTCTTGGCGGTACACTTGGTATGGCACAAGATTTCGAATGGTATGATCAACATCAATCAAGCTGGTCTTGGTTAGCCAATTTGGTGCTTGTTGTTCACTGAGGATGTAATTAAACATCAGCATTAACAACCGATTACGTTCAATTAATAATTCTCCAATAAACAACTCCTGATTGATTGCTTCAAGAATCTTTCGAGTTTCGGTAATCGGGGCTTCGTCATAGTACTGTGCGTCAAATACTTCGCTATCAAATCCAAATCGTCCCAGGTTATAATCCCACAATGCAGGAGATATCTCAATAGTGCCGCGTTGTAGTGCCACACGTTCCCAGCTGGTGCCGGTATAGACATAAATTTCCCACAAGTTTTGAGCATTAGCAGTTACCTTGACTGCACTGCCAGTCGGTACTGTGATCGTGTCTAGTGAAGAAACATTGGGCACTTCTAGTAAAATGCGTGTCAATGGATTGTAATTGGCCTTAAACCAATCAATACGAGACCAGTATATTTTGGTATCATAGTTTTGCACTCGTGCTAAACTTAGATTACGCTCGCCTGGTAAAATTCCAGCAACCACTTGATAGATTGTCCAGAAACCACTATTGGTACTATCACTAACCACAAGATATCGATAGCCAATTGGAACTTCAAGCAGGTCTTGGTATCCTAATTCTTCAATATTGGACACTCTCTTGTCCCAAGCTCCGGTAGTTGCAGCTGGTTCAGGCTCTGCACTGTTTAGTAAATTAAATGATCGAATCTCGGTTATTGGATACAGGGCCAGCACTGCGTTGGTTTGCTGAATATAGTTTTTCAGTGCAAGGAATCGATTAACAAACATGCTCTGACGTGGGCGATATTCAATACCGTATTGCTCGCTAGGACTCAGCAACGGGTCAGGCACAGCATTACCAGCTGAGTCAGATCCGGTCATGCTGTCAAGGAATTTTCGATACAAGGATGCATCCAGGAACGCATCTGGACGGTCTTGTGCAATCAGCTGATACTCAACGTGCACTGCTGCATCTGTTGCTTGTTGATCATACTCTATATACAGCACAGTGTCCTGTGCAGAGATATACTGTAAACCATTGTAAATGGCCACTGTGCTGGCATCTATTGGAGCAAGATAACTAATACCACTACTGCGCGGATTTTCAATGTAGTTGGTTAATGTATTAATACTCAGTGTTTTACCAGCAACTGTTGCTGTTTCTGCAATACCAGTGACCCAGAAGTAATATTGTGTTTCAATAAATCCTTGAAGATTAACTGATGTGGTCACATCATAGCTGGTGATACTGTACGGGGTGCCTGGTCCAACGTACTCTGCTGGGGGCAATGGACTTACTATCCACTGATACATTTCAACTTTGCTACCAGGGAATATTTGTCCCCAGCGTCGGCTCGCATACACAATATCATTTTGGTGTGGATCAATAAATCTCACATTTGATGTATTCCACCAGACCTGTCCAACACGAGATTGCCCCCATTGTTGGCCAAAATTATTCACACTGCCCGTGTTGTATGTTGCCGGGTCCACTGCACCAATAAAATCTATGTTCTGACGCACCACGCCCAACAATCGGCCTTGTAATGGGTCAAAAAAGTCAAAATACTCCTGTGGCGAGCTGCTCACACGATCATACATGAATATGGTATTGAGTAAGTTAACATCAACCACCGGCTGTTGCACTCTAACAGGTATCCAAGCTGGCAATAAATTTGGATTGTGATATTGTAATACCTGGCCAAAGTTTGACAGGCTACTGTCTCCAAGATCTGATCCAGGGGCACCGATCAACATAACACCAGTAGTGTAATCGATTGCAGCACCAAAGTTATCTAATGGTTGCAAACTGCTATTTACAAACTGCTGGCCAAATACAAATTTTGCCGGGTTAGTTATCGATTCGTCAACTGCGGTTAGCAAATCATATTCATACACGGCTCCACTCTGCTGAACTGGATCAGCAAAAGGTGTGCTGTACGAGTCAAAATATGTATTGCCAGCATCAAATGTTGTTGGGGCAATCATGTTACCATTTGGAGCACCCACTATCAAAGTTTGGGTGTCGTCGCTGATGAATAGACCCAGGCCAAAGTTTGCTTGAGTTTGCGGTACTGGGCTAACAATCTCCTGAGCCCAAGAATAAACAGTTAATCCTAGATCATTAAACAGTGTGCCCGACCCTGGCAAAACTGACATTCTGTTAAATCGCTGAGTTGATTGAATATTTTTAACATTCAGCATCATGCGTCCAGAAACCACAGTGATGTCTGCAGTATTGTATGGCGGAATTGTGAATGTAATCTGTTGAACAGTATTATCGTAGGTGTAATCACTGCCATATGTCTGCAACACATCCTCAATGTATACCACTGTGGTGTAACTAGAAGCATCTGTATAGGTGGTACCAATATCAAACACGCGGGTTGTACCGTCGCCTTGCAACACTAGATCCTCAGTGGGCATTGCAATTACATTGGGTATACCAGCAGTATTGATATCAAGTATCAAGTCAGCAATAGTAGTACCGGTGCATTTGACAAAATAATCATCAATTCGAATGTAGTCATCCTCTGTCAAAACTGGGTTTGCAACAGTGGTGCTTATTGTTCCGTAGAGACGAGCTTGATTTCGATACACTTCAACTTTGCCGGCTTGTGAAAGAATAGCTGAATCATATGGTGACGAAATATACAGACTGCAATCATTCACACACTGATCAACTTTTAGGCCAAATCTTGCCGCAGCCACTGGGTTATTTGACTGTATGGTTTGCAACAGACTAAATTGATTGGTTTCAATTTGTATAATATCTCCAACTGCTAGAGGAGAAGTAATTGTAACAGTTTTGGTGCCAGTGTCCACACTGTATGTTCCACCAATGTTTAATCCAGTCTGCAACAAATAAACACCGTTGACAGACACAGCAACAAATCCTGGAGTCAACATGCTGTTTAGAGTAGTATACTCAGTCTGAGTTGCATCTGTGACTGTAAACTTTTCTAAACTACGATCAAATACATAAACCAGTCCTTCTTCATTTGCATCTGAATCTGGACTACCAATCATGACTTGCGAACCAGTAGTGGTTGCACTAACCGATTTACCAAATTGAGCGTCAGCATCAATACCCGGTACTGTGAGTTTTTCAACAAAATCAAAATGTGAACTACTGTCAACTAAGATTGTTGCGCCAGGTACTGGAATAGTAACGAATGTCAATTGAGTAGTGACTGGGTCAAACGTGTAATCAATATTTGGACGATACAACATATCGCCCACTCGCACAGTAAAGGAATGAAGCGAGGTTGCTGTGGCCAGAGTTTGGTTGAGCGCAAACACACTGGTATTTGACACGCCACTGCCGGTGTAGGAAATTTCACTAATCTCACCAGACAACACATTAGTAACTGCATCCACGGTGATTGTTATATTGTTAGCCGGGCTTGTTCCGCCGCCAACAACCGATGCATTAATTGTAATGGTGTCGTTAACAGCGTAACCTTGACCTGGTGATTCCAAGGTAACAGTGTACACGCCACGCACGCGGTTAACTGTGAACTCTGCGCCAAGTCCAGCACCGCTGGTACTTGACGGAGCTACACCGGTATATGTTTGTTGATCAAGTTGTGTTAACTGTCTGCGAGTTATTACAATTCTTTGCCCCACTGTAGGAGTAGAGTTAAGCTCTACCGTGGATGCAGTAACAGTGTAGTCGGTGGAGTTAGTCAACAATACATTGTTTAACACCACAGCCAATTGATCAGGATAGTTTGAGTCAATAACTAGGCTGTCGCTCCAGTTGAACGATGTGGTAATTCCATCACCAATATAAGTCACTGACTGAGATTGCACATCAACACGAGTAAATGCATAAACTGCATTGTCATCTGGAGCGCCGATGTACATCCAGCGTTCATCTTGGCTCATGGTTACAGAAGAACCAAATAATCCCTGCACCGCTTCATCGCCGTCGGGAGCAACCAATAGCTGTCGCTGTTCAAATACATTGCTACCAGGTTCCACAAAGATTGTAGTAACATATCCTCGATTAGTGTTGCTGGTGCTGGCGCCTGCTACTGCCCAACTTTGAGCGCCAACATCAATCTCGTTGCCGTATCCAGTTGCATCTGTTGCTTTTAGCAACAAAATGTTGTTTTGTTCATATCGATCTTGGTCTGTACGAACAAACGTGTAGACCGCACCTGGTGCAGTTGCTTGGTCGGTAGGATTGTATCCCGGTGCTCCAATCAGTGCGCTTAGGTTTTCAAGTCCTTGGGCAACACTTGCTCCAAATTGACTATAGGCCACTGGAGTGGTTGCTGTTAATGTAGGGTCAACTGTAAACGGTTCAGTTTTTTCCAAAACTGTCCAATTGCCATTGCCGTTGTTATCTACCCAAACTTTAACTCCGGGTAACAGTTGATCTGCATATGATAATTGAGGTATATCCGATGGCTGTGCAACTCTGTTGGTTTCCAAAGTAAGCCCTAGGCCGTTACCAATTTGGAATCTATCAAATGTACTAAACACGTAATCAATTATAACAGTATAGATTCCTGTAACTGCTAGTACTCGATATACTCCATTAACTGAGCTGGAAAAATTCTTGATAACAAGAACATCGTCCACTGACAATCCGTGAGCTGCGCCAAATGTAACTTGAGACGCATTGTCTAGGTTGTCTTCAATTCGTAGAATCTGTCCTGGAACTTGTACCACTCGGTACACTCCCCAGTCATATGTGTTGACTCGTGCTGTCCAGATTGTAGTGCCAACTCCAATTGAATAGTATTGTTCAATTATCGAGGTTAAATCAATTAGGTCAAATGTTGTTATGTCAACGTCGTCAAGACTAACGTATCCAGCAGTGGGCAGGCCAACGTCTGTCACTGTGGTGTTTGTTGTGGGCAAGATATTAGTTGATGTTATCTTGTAACTGCTTTTCCAAATGTCTTTTAACAGCACTGTTTGGTCGGCTTGTGATGTTTGCTGAGGTTCAACCAGTTGAATCAACGATGGATCACTTGTTAACTTGGCTTCGTTCAGTAGAAATTCAACAAAACTTCTGTTGGCATTTGCTCCATACGTGCTACGCAACATGGCCCAGTATTCATATATGCTGTACTCAGCGATTTCTTTTCCAAGATTAGCTAGACTGAACAAGTTGGTTGCACGAACTGTTCCTTTTGTACCAAGAAACTGTTGATACAGATTGACCTGACTAACATCGTCAAGATTTAATGACTGCATGTACTGTCGAGGACGGAATCCAATTAGCCCATAGCTGAAAATGTCAACTTCTGTTTCAAGGTTGGCATCATATACGCTGTAAGATCGTGCCAGTTGATCGCTGGCGTTGGCAGAGTTAGGCAACAATCCTTTTTGTATTTGTCCGTAGTCGCTCTTGATCCACAGGCTGAAATCAAATTCTGCGCTGGGCCTGATGATGGTGCTTGCACTCCAGTACTGATCCTTGAACAACACAATGTCGCCCTTGGTGTACTTGCTATTTGGTTGCCATTCTTGAATGTTGTCTTGATTGAGAACAAAACCAGGAGCATTAACTGTTCCGTTCCAATCTCCTGTTAGCCATCCCGAAACCAGCACGCGGCTTTGGCGGGCACCTGTCACAGGATCGTAGATTAGATCAGCAAAAATACTTCGATTGTCCAACACCACCATGTGTTCGTATGCTGTAAATCTCAGATTCAAAAAGTTAATAAAACTTGATGTTGTTGTTGAGATTTTAAATGTGTTTTCAAATCGATCAATTACCAACTCGCTTGGAGATATTGCAGTGCGATTTTGATTTAGCACAATGCTATCAAGTCTTGGTGGCTGTATGCTTTCAACCACTGCCCCAGGTCGTAGAACTGAAATACTTGTTGCAGCCGGGTTCAAGTTGATAATACTACCTGAAGTCCATCCTTGGTTGCTCCAATACAAAAATTCCTGTGCCATTTGCGGCCAGTTCATGATATAACCGTTTTCAATTCCTTCAAAAGTCATGCCGCGGTCAGCCAACAACTTGCCATAGCTGTACAAGAAATCACACACTGCTGCCTGACTGGTGAATACAAATCCATAAGGAATCTGTGCGACTGTATTTGAGTACTCGATTGACACACGCTCCTGCGAGCCGCCAGCTGATACCACAACAAACTGTCCTGTTGGCTTGGATACTGCAATTTCAAAATAGCTAGCAACACTGTTGTAACCAAAAACTGCCCACCCAGTGTCGGTGCGTTGAACAATTACTCCACTATAGGTCACTTGTTCAAAAGGTTGATTTTGATACAACAAAACCTGATAACTTTCGTCTGGCAGCAACAAGCTGTTGTTTGTACCAGTTGGAGTTGACCGTTCAGAGTAAATTTTTAAATAATTCTTATCAGTAAATGCTGCTGTGCGCCAGCAAAGTCTTACATCAACATTGGCCAACGTTCTAGATAACAGCGACGAACTATCAACGCCTCGCTGTTGATTATAATCAATAATCCAGTTGTTGTAGCTGGCTTTGCTAACCCCATTGCCGTATAACGGTGTCAGGTTACTGGCTTCAAGTCTGTAACGGTTATCCCATAGATACTGTTCAATGCCAGTGTTGTACACATAACGATCACGATCAGCAAACAGGCTAAAAAATTCAGCTGGTTTTGTTAATGCCAACAAGCGCATGACTGCAAACGGCCAAGCTGAACTGGTTCTCCAGGCGTTTTCTACAGGACCATCATCACCAAATGTCCAACTACGACGGAAACTGGTTGCATCATAGTTTCCAACTGTAGACTGCAACGGATCCAACAGTGCACCTTCGGTACCTGCTGGGATAACAGTTGTTAAGCCTGGACGAGCGTATCGCGGATCAATCCTTGGAGACAACGGATCTGCAATGTACCCACGTTCTAGGTCGCGCCACAACACCAAGTTTCCTGATGTGTATGGTGCAGGACCATATGCATCCTCCCACCAATACGGTTCTTGACTAAAACCTAACATTTCCCACGGAGTAGTGTTGGGTGTGATAGTATCATAGAAATATTCATAGATACCACGCCATGCACCCAACAAAGGTTGCGCGGTGAGACGGTTACCACTCTGACTATAGTTGTAGGTGAATGGATTGTTTGGTAGATAGTTTTGTGAAGTATAATCCAACTTGTTCCAGCCAACCCATGATAGAAAATCTGGCAACAAGATTGAATTAATTTCAGTTAATGAATAGTCGGTTGTGCGGAACTGCCCAGGGATTACATCATCTGCGTCTAATGGCACCGGTGTAACAATTTTAAGGTTGTTGAAAATACGAGTCTCAAATTCCAGCAACACATTGTCGCGGTAGTCACCAAACGCTATGGTAATTGACCCATCGTGTCCACGAATCACCAACGTCGGCTCAACGTATGTTTCGTCTAGATAAATTTCTGGACGGTACGCTGGGTACAAGCCCATCTTTGTGGGCGTGTTGGGGATAAAACTACCATACGTAGTATCGTATTCTCGAATTGTAATTAAATCACCAATGGCCAGCGGTGCAGAGATTGTGATTGTTGCGCTGTTGGTAGAAACAGTGTAATCATACCCACGAGTTAGAATTGTACCATTTAAATAAACCAATACGCTCTGGAAATTGGACTGGGTAAAATCATAAACTTTATTAATACCAAATACATCTGTGCTGACTTGCGAGTAGGTATAGTTGATTTCTGTGTATGTTTCGCCACCTGGAATCATGTCACTCCAGTAAAACGGAAACATCTCAGTCTTGCCAAGAGTCATTTCTGACAGCACACTGTCTAGTACTTGGGTTGGTGTTGAATTAATAAAGTCGCCTTGGCCCGCAAGATCGGTCAATCGAGCTTTGTACTTGCTGTACTCCTGATTGCTAAAGGTCAGCGAATTAAACAATTCATATTGCGGGTCGCGCAGATACACACCGGGTAATACCAGCGGTGATGAATGTTGCACAATGTTTGTGCCGTAAGGAATAATGTCGCCGAGATCGCGAGAATTGTTAGCACCGTTAATTACCCCCACTAGACCACGTAAATTTTGTCCAATACTATCGTAGTGTGTGCGAATTGTGCCAAGTGTGAACTGTGGGCTGTTTCCGTTTGGAGCATTGTTTTCTAAATTCAATGGTACTTGATAGAATCCAATCTTGCTAGCATAGTTGCTGATAACTTGCAGTTCAATTATGGTGTTTACCGGAATCGTAACATTGAATGTTATAGTAGTCGACGTGTCGCTTACTGTAGTTGAGTACTTGGTAGTATCAACAAATACTCCATCGGCAAACACTTGCACTGGTGGGTAGACTGAACTAGTGTCAACCGGAACGTCTAATATCAGCGGAGTTGCGTCATAGGTAAATCTGAACACCTGGCGGCTACGATTTTTAGCTGCCGCTGGTTGCCAGCCCAGTTGACTAGAGAATGATGTGCGATCAATGTACTGACGCACAAATCCTGTGCTGATAGCCTGGGTTGTGCTGGTTTTGTCACGCACGTAGATAAATGTGTCGGTGTAAAGATAATTAGAAAATAGTATATCGCCAACGTTGTTGATGTTCAAAAACTTTAGCGGGAAGCCCAGCACAACGTCGGTAACTGACTGGCCGCCATCAGTGTAACCAAACAATCGACTACCAGTAAAGGTAGTGCTAGGATATACTGCACGATCACCAAAACTAAATCCATTGATGTCATAAACATCAAATAGCGGCGCTTGATTTACTTTGGTTTTTTGCTGTGCCAACTGCCATGTTACACCATTAAACCAAAAGCTTTTGCCTTGTTGATTTAGACCGTTTAAACTCACCACGGTCTGATCATATAGCGGATTGCCATCAGCAGCCGGCACTAGATCAATAATCAGTGTTCCAGAATTGGTTGGGTCAATAAATCTAACTGTGTAAATTTTGTTTCGCACTGCCGGATCAATGTCGGCTGCAAAAATTACACGAGTACCATTCAAAAAGTTGTAGCCATCTACCCCATATCCAGTCTGTCCGTTGACATTGCCAAGTGCGTCGGTGGTTTGAAAGTCAATGATATTAACTGGCTCTTTGGCCTGTGTGCCAGTGTTCCAAAGGTCAAGATTTGCCCGGAATTCAATGATTGGTCGTTTTGCACGTTGGTCATTATTGACCACTGAAGGTTGATTGTTTCGTTCAGCACTGTAGTTGATAACATCAATGTGGAACCAACGGTTGCAACGGCTCCAAGCGTTTCTACTTTGACTAGAGCGGTTCTGTACCAGGTAGTCTGGTACCAACGGTGAATTTAAATTTGCATCGTATCCGCCGGTATCATACGGAATGCTTGAATATGGAACAAGTTCACTTGTTGTGTATGTTTCAGGCGTGATCATGTCGGACACTGGCACAAGCCGTATTCCGTTGCCTAATGCCGCACCTGCAACTGAAGCAGTTGGTAACGGTGCACCTTCTGGTGCCCCTGCTCCAAGATTAGCAATGCTTTCATCAACTGAATCATAAATGTATTGTTGAAAATCAGTTGACGAGGCCAGGCCAGTAATCTTTTGGCCATTGTACACGTGCCAAGGACCAAAATATGCTTGCCCGTCAACAAATCCAACTTTGGCAATTGATCCAGGGCCTGTGCCCACTCCTTCAACATAGTATTCTAGATTTTCATATCCAGCAGGACTCGTGACTCCGCGAAATTGTACTTTTAATCCATTGGTAAACACTACACCATTTGGGCTGGTATAGTTTTTGGCTCCAATAATTTCGTTGATGTCAATTGGCGCCGACGCATCTGCATCAATTAGTCTAATCTGACCAAAAATTTCTGGGTTTACACTATCTTGATAGTACAATGTATCTTGTATGGCCGTCAACAAAGGTTGTTGTTCAAAGTAGCCAGTGTCGGCTTTGTACCAAACTGTACTGCTGTATTGTGTTCCGTAATCAATGCGAAATTTAGTCAGTGCTGGAACTTCAGCAATGCTACTAAGTTGCATAAATGGCTGACCGTCGTTATCGTAGACATAGTTGATTTGCCAAATGCTGTAACGCTGACTTTGTAGTGTTATGTCAGTGGTTTGGTCAAACAAAATTGAATCATATGTACCAAGTGCACCTGTGTCTCCAGTGTTTATTGGATCAAACTGTGTGTTAATTTGCCAGCCACCAGCAGCTGGGTCAGAAATCTGATTTGTAAAAATTATTGTTCGACCATCTAACTCAGTGATACCATCAACCCCAGTGGGATTGGCTGCTAGGAATGCCGACACGTATATATTGTTGAGTTGATTGAATTTTAATTCTGGCGCAACTAGGTCAACTGGTGCCCGTGTGTTTAGAGCATAATAAAAATCTTGAGCATTTTTTAACGGAACATCAAAGGTGATAGTACCAACATCGTCGCCGTTGTTGGTTACACCGTATACATCTCTGCTGCTGATATTTGGTGTTTGCGGTAATCGACCATTAATACCAGGCGCGGCTTGAATCCAAAAATTGTAACCAAGTTGATTGACATCAAATGTATATGATCCACCACGTGCTAGTGTGATGACTGGATTGTTACCTAGGACTCCAAAGAATTGATATGCTGTGTCTGTTCGAGTAACTGCAAAATCATCAGTCAACAACACATCACTGGATCCAACATCAACTGATGACGGTCCTGTTGGCAACCAATAATATTGGCTGTAGTTATTGAATTTATCAAGGTCGCAGAATGGATCCCACGAATAGTATTCGCTTTCAAACAACCGATCTTGACGTGAGACATCGCCTTTTTGCAAATTCAATGCATCAATTATGCCCGGATATGTCATTACATCACGAGCACGTGATGTGTTGGGGTCCAACAATACCACACCGGGCTCAAGCTGATAGTCTGTACGAGTTGCAGTTGGTTCTGTCAAATATTTGTCAGCAGGATTTACGCCTGGACCAACTCGACGCCCCACGTATCCTTGAGTACGATTAACATTGGGTTCCTGGGTTAATTGGTCTAGGGTTGCTGCCAAAAACTTGCGGTTCGTACCTGTACGAAAAATCTCTGGTAAAAGATCAACGGTTCTGTGTAATGCCATTAGTAGTTACTCCCACCATTAGTGAGTGGTGTTGTTCCAGTTTGTCCAATCGTGATGCCAGGCGCACCAATTGAGGTTACTGGATATAATCCTGATACCGAAGTTTGACTTCGGATATTGCTTTGTGTTAGTGCCGAAATTACCTCGATGTCGCTGACAGTTGCCGCGCTTACAAAAATTTCATTTGGTGCTGATCGTATTTCATACAAGTCACCAAAACTTTTTAGAGGGTTGAGTGGCACCAACACAACTGAACTGATTATGGATCCTAGTTGTCTGTGCAGATAAGCAGCCAATTCTGAGAAATAAAAACTATCACCAAAATCCCATTTGTCAATAGTAAAATATTCATTAATCTTGGCAACAACTTGACTCTTGATTTCGCTGTCACTTGCAACTGTGTTCAAAGCCTTGACCACTTTGATAATGCCCTGTAGTTGCAAGGGTGCTTTGGCTCCAAACAATGGTTTAAACGTTACTGAATTAAAAACAATGTTGTCTGAAATCATTTTGTAGTCATCAAGAGTTGAATATGCTGTAGTTAGCTGTGCTATATCTGGTGGTGCTGGTTGTGGCACTGTGCCAGTGGTGTCAGTAATGTAATTTTGATACGCTGTGTAGTAGCTTTGAGTCACCAAGTACATATCAATAATGTTGGTGGTGCCTGGATCAATTATGTTTGTTAGTGCACTGTTGTGACGATATTGGAACGACAGAGCACCGCGTCCTACCCGAGCTATGTAAGAACTCAACTCAACTAGTGTTCGTTGTTGTATTCCATTCACAAACAAAACTTCAAGTTGATAAAACTTGTCTGTGGATGTGGTGTAAAATACTTGTCCATTTACATACTCGCTCTTGACCAATTCAACATCATCGAGAGTAGCGTACCTGCTGATCACCACTCCTGGTTCTACTGGCAAGTATCTTTCAAGATCATCAAAATCTACTGTCTGACGGAAAAATACCAGTTTAGTTGATGGATCAACTGATGGTTCAACTATGGTATCAAAGAAGTCAGGATCATCTGCTATACCATCGCCATCGCTGTCCACATAACTGATGTCAACTTCGTAATCGTTAACATATCCATCGCTTTGAATGGGTTGCCCAATGATGTCCATGACAATATCAGATGGCAAAGGCTCGTTTGTGTCAGGCTTGGAATTTATTTTCAACACCTTGATATAGTCATTGATCACTGAACCAGTTGTGCTGTCATACACTAGGCCGTTGCCATCATAGTAAAATCGAGTTTGCAACACGCTGGCAAATTTATAGTCTAGACCACGAGAGGTGACCACATAGCCTTGGCCATTTGTGGTAAACTGAATCAGCCAACTTGCATCAAGATTTAACCCTTGGGTGTTTTGTGCGTAACTCAAACTAAATGGCGATGTGGATGCTAAATTGGTACTACTAATTAGATACCAAGTGCCGTTTAGGTTATCAAATCCAATGCCGAAATTACGGAATAGTTCAATTTGTTGAATCATGCTTTGTTGCAAGGTCAACGGCAGTTGATTGATAAATCTTGGAATTACAACCTGCGCAAGTGCGCCAGTTGGTACAAAATTGTTAAGAGTTACTGGACCCACACCGTTGGGCAAATTGCCCAGGCCTTGCGCAGTGCCATCAACCACTACTGAAGTAACTGATGCCCAGATTGTTAATTTCTCGTCAGCGCGAGTGGGTGTGCCAGTTTGCAACCGATTGTTGGCATCAAAAAATTGACCCGTTGGAGCTCTAAATTGTACCAAGCTGCCAACTGTTATGTATTTGGCATTGTTGTTTGTGTACTGACCAAGTGGTAACGGTGTTTTCTGCGGACCATAGTAAAAATAGCCGCTGGTTTCATTAACTAGGCTTGTGGATTGATTCCATCCTGCGCCGATTACAGTCAGTGGCGGACGAGGAAAATTTTCATAATAAAATTGCAACAAGCTACGGCCTGCCACAACTGGGTAAACTGATCTACTCAATACATCAACAATGTCATTACGATTGAACCAACTAAACTCAAAACTAGGCAAAACATTTTCGCGATAAATTACACCATCGCTGGCAAAGATATTGGTACTAGAATATTTGCCAGTGACATCAGTGAGATCAATATATCTTGAAGAGCCAATGCTGCTACGTACAACAGATTTGCTCTTGATGATTGAGTTAAATTCAGTGAACGGGAAGTTGTTATAATCTTCGCCGTTGACCATGCGGTTCTGTGTGTAGTAACGTGCAGGGGCACGTTGTTTGATCTCTGCTAGAGATTCTCTAGCTTGGGCATTTGTCACCGGTGTGGTTATACCACATGTGAATGTAATTGTTTCCAATCGTCCTTGACGGCTAATATAGCTAATGGGCACAACTATGTTCTGCATTTCTTCTGGATTGATAATGTATTCAAGTCCATTACTTGCACGAACATAAGTTCTAAAAGTTCCCACTGGGATGCTGGAGAATACGCCGTCACCAAATGTCAGCGTAATTTGATCGTTGACTCTGCTGGTAATAGAATACAATGTTCGCTGGTCAGGAGCCAACTGCTCAACTGCTCCAGCAAAAATATTGTTAACAAATGTCCATTCAGAGGCAACACTACCCACATCATCTAGTTTGTATAACCAATGATCTTGTTCGTTACAACCTTCAATATTGATAGCAACTGTTCGATTGGGAATTGCTTCAGCTAAGTTAAAATCTTGATTCTGCAACACTCCTTGTTTGAACAAGAAAAAGAATCCAGTGTTGTTACTGCCAAAACCCAGGCCATCATTTCGATACAATATGTTAAATGCACCATTTGGTTGTGGTGGTGGCTCATAGACATAAGCTTTACCAATGCTGGTTGCACTGGTAACCTCAAACGGCATGTTGACACCATCCACTACTGCGGTGTACGGAACCACTGGTAGATAGCCCGGAACTAAATTAACAGTATATTCATCGGTGCCAACGCCAAGGATTGTTTGTTTATTGCCCGGGCGACCAAATTTTTGGCTTGCGAGCAGCGACGAGTTAACAATAGTTGTAAATTGTTCTAGCCAGTTGGGGTTGGTTGGATCATTCCAGTCAATAGTTACATTGGCCAAGTTAATGCCATTGTAATCAACCACACTTTCAGTTGTGCTAACTGAAAATACCTTTAGATATCCCTGAGACGAGGTGTTACGCTTGGGTGTGTAACTGACCAAATTGGCCAGGCGCACAACTGAATCTCTTCGTTCAGCGGTGTCTAGGAAGTTTTCACGGGTATTGAGATCATTGCGGAATGCCAGTGCCTGTCCCATAAACGCCATGACATCAAGCAATGCAATAAACTCGCTTGACTCAATGTAGTCGTTAAATGTTTCAGGGTAGTAAAGACGCAGGTAGTCAACAAAGCTCTTGCGTAATGTCTCAAAATCGTAGGATTGGAAGTCGGCTTCTCTATAAGTTTGATAGAGTCTCTTCCAGTCTTCTACACCAAATATTGCGGTTTGTCGTGTTGTCTTGGCCATAGTATCTCGTTGTTTGAGTATTTATGGCCCAAATAAACTATGTACTTTTAGATAAAGCTTGCACGTCGAGATGTTTGATCAAAAAATAACGACAACCGTTCTGAAGTACTGCTTGGAACTATCATCACTTGTAGTTCGATCAGCACACCATTGTCTTGCGGGTATACTTGTGCATCTGAAATAAAAATTCGTGGATCGCCGCCGGCTACTCGTTGTAGTTCAGCTAGTATCCTGGCTGAAGTTTCTGGTATCTGACTTTCAAATACATAACTCCAGATATTTGTTCCATACTCGGGCTTTCCCACTAGGTCGCCTGGCTGAATGTTTAGTGCGTTGGAAAGATCACGTTTGACCAATTGGGCATCAGTCAGTGTGAACTTTTTGTTTTGATTGATAGTGTTAAAACCAATAAATGTAGGCATAGTGTATTTATTGTGTATTATGTGGAGTACGTTATTGGAGGGATCTTTGAATCTCCAAGAGCTGCATTGATTGCATTGTCAACAGCTTTTCTATTCACTGTGTTAGCTGCGTATCTAGCCGGAACTGCACCGCCACCGCCGCCAAACAGCCCGCCAATTGCGCCAAGGCCACCAAGATTACCTAGACTGCTTAGTCCTAGACTACCCAAGACATTTCCAAGCCCGCCTGATAATAACCCGCCAAGTCCGCTACCACCTAGTAGTCCAGTTATTCCCGACAAACCGCTTAAACTGCTAAATTGGTCTCCAAGTCCGCCAAGTCCTCGTAACGGTCCAACAATATCGCCTAGGGCTGCTGTAACCTGGCTAGTCACCTCAGTTACTGCGCCCGACAGTTGCCCAGTGACTTGTCCAATTACTTGATTTGCTTGGTTGCTTACACTTGATAACACCTGATTTACTTCACCTGTTACACTTGATAACACCTGATTAGCTTGCCCTGTTGCACTTGATACTACTGACAATGCACCAGATGCGCCAGTTGATGTTCCCAGAGTACCCAACAACTTGGTAGCATTAGTTGCCTGAGAACTAACAAAGTTCACTGCGTACTGTGCACTCTTGATTGTGCTTGAAACATCCTGTACTAGTTTATTATTTGCAACTCCGTTGACCCATTGTGTTGTTCCGCCAACCCCAAACTTGGTAGCAGACTGCACAAGCGATCCCAGTTTTTGTGCTGTTTCTGATCCAGACACTAGCCCTGTGGCTTTCAGTCCAGTTAATGCAGTAGACATTAATCCTTGTTGCACATCAGATTGCAAGTTATTATTTTTCAACAGCCCTGTTAGATTAGTAACACCATTTTGCCCAGTCCACACAGTTGGTGATGCCAAAGTTTTTAAGACTTTGTTTCCGACTGCCACTTGCTCAGGAGTAAGATTAATTTTGGCTGCTTGAGCAATGTCGGCTGCGCTTGGTATACCAGATGTTATAGATTTTAACTGTGTTACTGTACCAGGTTTGAGTAATCCAGCTGATTCCAACTGTTCTGGCTTGAATCCAAATTCGCCAATTCCTTTGTCAATGCTCACAGCATCTGCGGCTTGCCCCACAGCAGTTTTTGCTTGTGCCATTAGACTAGTCACTTCATTGGTGGACAAGTTTCCAATGGCGTCTGTTGCCGGGGTAGTCGACAACAAAGTTTGATTGTCAATTGCATCAACTACTGGCAAGTCAACAGTGGTTTCCAATGCAGAGTTAACTTCTTCTGTTTGCGGTGCTGCCTCAACATTATCGCTGGAGCCAGCACCTGTGTCGCTGTAATCCACTGTGATTGGCACCCCAAGGTTGTGATACGGGTATGGTTCATGTGTGGGGGCACGATTTACAATACTCTCAAGCTCTCCAGGTTTTACTGTCCAACCCTTGGCTGCAGAAAACGCTGTATCGTCTAGTTTGTAAAGTTGTATTGGTGTTGGGTCCAGTACCGGGGTACCAGGCACAGGCCCATTGATGTTTACCACAGCACCTTTGAGGTTTAAAAATCCGGTTGATGCCCAACTTCCAATCGTGCTTTTTACAGCAACACTTCCGGTGCTTGATATACCAACTGACATCTTGCCAACCATGGTCAATGTTTTACTGCTGTTTAAAGACATTGCACCTTTACTCTCTATTGATACTGTTTTCCCGCGCAGGTTTAATTTGCCATTGGCATTGATGTTGACGTCTTTGTCTGCGTGTAAGTTGAGAACGCCTTCAGTTCTGACGTTGACTGAATTTGATGCATACATATCAATGGTTCCCTCGGAACCCATCTCAATCCAGCTTTGGCCGTTGGCATGAATGATGTACAAACAATCACCATCATCGCTCATGGTTATTTGATGTCCTTTACTGGTTCGTATGCGAACCAGATTATCAACACCTTTAAGGTCACCGTCATCTAGTACAATGCTGTGCCCGCCGCGCCGCCCCTCAATTTGAATATCAGTTTTTTTAATTTGGCCAGCATCTAGCTTTTGTTTGATTGTTGCTTCGGTTAGGCCGCCTTGATAAATGGCCCGGCCGGGTGTGCTGATGCCAAATACTGAACTAGGACTTTCTCTTTGACTGTTGCTTGTAATTGGCCCACGAATGTTGTCCCCCAACAGTCCCTGGTTGGCCAGAATAGCAAACACATAACTGTGCACCGGTTTGGGTTGCAAGAAAAATCTTGGGTCAGCATCTACATCTTTGCTATAAAAGTTTGCCTCAACAACTGGTAATTGAGTTGCATTGGCGCCGCTTGCTAATTTTTTTTGTTCTGCATTTTGCAACACGTACTTTTTGCTGGCACCAATAGCTGGTATCATGTGGTTTGCACCATCATCTGGCACACATCCTAGATAATATCCCTGGTTTGGATCGCCAGCTACAAAGAAGCAAATAACATTAACCCCAATGTCAGGCGGGGTAAACCACATGCCATAACTTTGTTGATTGCCCTTGTAGTTGCCTGGGCCAACTGTGGTAGATGAATTGTTACCTGGGGTAACTCCGTAAAACGGAGGAATATACGACACTGTGCGCCACAGCGATTTATCGTCAGGGTTATTACCAGCAAATTGTTTAATGTATACCTGCAATCGACCACCCTTGGCCGGATCAACGTTGTTTTTGACTTCGCCAATAAAAGGACCCATCTCCGTTGGCATACCACCGCGATCAAATTTATAAGCTGCACCTCGGCCTCGACTTCGTTGTATATTACTTGACATTCTGCGGGTTTCCTATTATTCGTCTCTTACAATTCCATCTGATGCATCAGTGTATACGCCAACATCAGTGGGTAGTGTTGCGCCAACTGGAGTTGGTGGGGGTGACAATCGTTGTCTTTCTTCCACGGCATTCATTATTGCTGATCCATCGTCACTGCCCATTGGATCAGTATATACCACTTCAGGACTAGGCGTTAATGATCCAGCGGCGCCAGCTAGGCGAGCAAGTCTAGCTGTCTCGGCTGCAGACTCATCGGGTTGATTTCTAGAGTCCGTAGAGGATGCACCTTGATTTGTTGCCCCGTTTTGTTCAACAAGTTTTTTAGTTGTTGTTACTGAATCTGGGAACACCAACATTACTCCTTCAAGATCCTGTGTAAAACTTCCTTTCCTGAAGTTACTGACCACAGTAACAGCTTTGTAGATGTATGTTTGTGTGGCTGCTCCGCCGGTGCCCTTAAGATCAATAACTCCTGTTGATAAATTATAATCAGCCGGCTTGTTAAACGATACTTCAAATAAAGCTTCACGTGAATCAAAATTAATGGTATCATCTGACAGGAACGCATCAAAGTATACATCAGTTGATTCGTTACTAGAGTTCCCGGTGCTACGCACCCCTGACCATACTTCTCCTTGCTCAATCCAAGCAGGATCCCCAAGAATGGTTAACTTTACACGACTTTGATCTCCCGGGCTGTACAAATAATCAGCGGCGTTTGCGCCTGGTTCGTTTGCATCACCCTCAAGGCCTTGGTTTGTCTGTGGGCTGTTGGGCGAAAACAGTCTCTTTTCAATTTCTCGATAGTCCGCTGTGCCTCGACTGCTGACGGTGGCTCTTGTGCGACTGTTGATGGTGATGTAATACAGGTAATTAAAATCTTGCTCAAAATTCAATACAGATGTATTCTCTCCTGTGAACCAATAGGCATATCTTTTTTGAGCACCACGGAACACACCCTTGGGAAAATAATCACTCTTGATGTCATTGATGCCATAAGGAGCAATTTCATAAGTTATCTCATATGCAGTGTCGTTTCGTTTGTTGTCTTGTTTTAATGGTTTAGCCTGTGTGCCAATTCGATACCAGGCAAATGCCTTTGCGCCTGCACCTTGAGGTATTTCTTTGCCGTTTTGATCAATAATTTTATTCTGTTGTTTGTAAACATAGTCACTGCTACGCACTGCTAGATCAATAAACTGAGTCAAACTCATACCAGCTGTTGCGCTGACTGTTTTGGCTCGAGTATTGACTGTTTGAGCATTGGTATCAATTGCTTGAGCTGCTGTAGTAGCCTGTGTCATGGGCTTGGTTTTTAAATCTGTAATGGTTGGCGGAACTATGCTGGCATTTGCCAACTCGGGATGACTGATAATAATTTTATACACATCAGCAACTTCGTATGTTCCTTGCTTGACCAGCTCTGCCTGGTACTTGTTCAAGGCCTGTGCCAGTCCAGTGGCCAAACTCACATCTGGGGCCGCGGCTGCATTAGATGGCGCAGTGACTGGACTTTGTTGTGTTCGATCAGTCTGTTGTCTATTTTTAGTTGCGGTCCATGTTTCGTTGCCTGAAAACAAATTTTGTAATGTTGTTGCAGTGAGTTCAATGTTGAAAGGAATGACACCTCGTCCTTGACTAGTTGCAATTGCATTTTGCGGACACACAGCTTCACATGAGTATTCAGTAAGTCTATTAGATATTCTAAATTTTATGCCCGAGAACTGAAACGGAATAAATTTTTCCAAAATTGCATTTGTGTCTGATCTATTACCAGTTGAGCTAAGTGGTTTGGCTATATTGCCATTTTCATCATATCCGTAATAGCGAATCACCATTAGATAGTTCTGGGCGGCATAGTTTGCAGCCGCAGTTGCTTTAGATGCGCCGCCGCCTACGGTAACGTAGTTTTGCACAGCCTTGTACAAATTGTCCAGCAATGTGATTCCGTTTGGTTCTGTGATTTTAAATTTAAGTTCAACTACATTGTGTGCGGCATTTGTGCCTTTCCCGTGAATTACACTTTTGACTTCAACATCATCTAGATAGTAATCTAGTGGAAAAAATTGATTGCGTCCTTTGCTGGTATTTCCAGAATCAAATGTTAATCCATTAATGGTTGTGTCAACTGAAGTTTGTGTTACATTGCCTGGAGCGCCGCCACTTTGCATTAACAGTTGGTATCCCGGAATGAATCGTTTTTTTGTGGTCAACAATCTAGAGTAGTCGTCTGGACTCATCAAGTATATGCTGATTGAATAAGTGTAACTGCTGTATCTATCTAGCACGTTGGGACGAGGCACAATAGGTCTAGCAGTTTTATTAACCAAAGTTGTTATTGCATTACTGCCCGACACTTGAAGCTGTGACTGGTCCGTTGCACCTGCCGCAATTATGCCAGCGGTTGTGCCATCATCACTTGCGGCGCCTGCACCGGGTTCTCGTGCGGCTGTAATCACAATTTCGCCAAGGTCGGTTACATTTTCTTCGTCAGAAGGATTGGCACCACCAATTGAGGTTAACGATGTTGATGAATTGGTGCCCGGGGGTGTGGCCTGTGTTTCAGTTGTGGTTCTGATTCGGCCATCGGTACCAATGTCTGAGTCAGGTACAAATCTGTCAGCATTACTGAAGTTTGCAGAGTTGGATGGTGCTGCATCGTCTGAGTTTGCGCCGCCTGTTACCACCGGCACTGGAGGATCTTGTGCGGAAGCTCCGTTGTCTCTTGCTGCCTGAGCAGCAATTACCGTTTGACCTGCACTGGTAATTTCACCACCACGTGAGCCAGACTGAAGCTCGGCAGCGTTGGTTTCGGCTATGACATTGGTTAATTGTGTTATCCAATACTGTGCCGATGATGGGCTTATACTAGACGCCGCTTCCACTGCCGATCTTGCCGCTTCCAAGGCTGCTATAGTTTGTGCATAGCCGGGTTCTCCAAAAACTGCAAATTTGCGGGCCAGACTTAACGCACGTTCAGCTTGTGCTGTGACATTACTAGGTAAAGCAGCCATTGTTTAAAATCCCAAAGTTGAACGTAGCGTGGTAATCTTAGGCAGGTAGATTGTTTTGCCAGCTTCAAAATCCCAAGGTGGTGCAGTTAATGTATTTGGGTTTCGCTGATAAAAAACCCACCACAAGCCAGCGTCAGCATACAAGTCAAATGCCAGCAAATCAGGCCGGTACTGATATGTCTGATTGAGTTTGAAAAACACGTCATCACTTTCTCTGGGGAAAGATCGATTGACCATGCTGTCCAAATAAAACTGAGTGTACGGTGTTAAAAAATATGGGCTAGTTGCAGTATAATTGGCCATTACCAGAATCCTCCCTTGAGCAAGTTGCCATTGGCAAAGTTTTTAAGACTAAACTGTTGACTAACTTGTTGTCGAGTCTGTATTGGCATTAGAGTTAGTGTTATGTCCATTTTTGTAGGAACATAGGTTGGGGCGTTTGTTCCCAACGTAGTTGGTGCGGGAGGTGAGTTTAGAGCACCTGGCTTCAATCCGTTAAGTCCAGCATTGGCCAATCTAATCAACGATGCCAGAGCTGATCCTGCGCCCGTAGTCGGTAAACTTTGTCGATCTCTGCGCTGAAGCAAACTAGTGCCATCAAGATTTACACTTCGTGCACGAATATAATCAACATCTGCTGGCAAGTTGTAGTTAAAGGCTTTTACCACGCATGGGTGCAAATTAAACTGGTATTCACCAAGGCCTTGCAGGAACACAAGCGGTGGCGGTAGTCCTCGCTGAGCATCCTGTCCGTAAAACATTTTTGTAACACTCTTGAAAAAGTGAATCACTGCCAGCAAATAGTTTGCCTCACTAGTGTCTTGTGCTGTGAACATTGCCGAGATTGAGATATCGTCAACATAGCTGTTTTGATAAAAGTGGCCTCGATAGTTAGAGTGTGTTAGATCATAACTGCTGTAGTTTGCTCCGTATGTGGTCTGAATGGTAGGAGTATAAGGAAATATAACACCATCTGTGACTTGGAGTGGATACAAAATGCCATCTTGAGTGATCTCTGGATCATTGTACAGATAATTTGATGCTCCGGCCAATCTCAATTTAACACGCCAGTCACCGTTGTTGGCTTGCTTGCGCTGAGATTCGATTGCGGCTTGGCTGCGTGCTCGTATGGTGGCTGCTTGAGTCAATG